TTTTCAGCAATAGTGATGCAACCAGAAGGAATTGATATAATTCATGAAGCATACATGTATATTAAAGGTCACTCACCAGAATTCACAGATGCGCAAGATGTATAATAAATAATATGATATGCCACTTGATTTTCCATCAAACCTCGACATCTCCCAAGTATATAACAGTAAAAGCAATACTTACCCAGGCATAATATGGTAGACGATATAATTTTTTACGGAACTGAATTTTATATAAATCTTCCAACATATAGTTCTGGAACTATTTCCAGAATAGAGGCACAAAGCGAATACTTTGTTCTTAGATTAGCATTACCAGAAAGAATCAGTATATCTTAAATATAAAAAACAAGAGAATATGATATAGTGCTCTAGAATTTGACATTCTAAATAGTAATGGTATAATTACATTATGAATCTACAAGTATATAAATTACAACCAAATGCGGCGGATATTAATTATTCCACCAAAAATTCAGCTTGTTTTGATATTTCTGCATATTTTCATTATCAAAATTCATTTAAAACATATTCTAAAGACAATAAAGAAATTGAAATTTTAGGTATTCAAGATGATAATGGAAATGCATATGTTGAACTTCCCCCAGAATGGAGAATGCTAGTTCCTACTGGACTAATTCTTGATATACCAGAACAACATTGCGTCAAGATTTATCCACGGTCTGGTATTTCTACAAAAAAAGGATTGAATCTAATTAATTGTGTTGGTATAATTGACTCTGATTATGTGCAGCAATTAATGATCCCAGTTTATAATAATTCACAAGAGCGTTTACGAATATATGCTGGTGATCGTATAGCGCAGGGTGAGATGGTTTATCAACCACAAGTAAAAATTTCTTATATAAACGCAAGACCAGAACAAAAAACTGATCGAAATGGTGGATTTGGTTCAACTGGTATATCATGGACTCAGTAAAAGATTTTATACACAATCATGCAGAATTTCATACTCTTATTCCAAATCTTTCTGAAGATGCTTGGAAAATATTAAATTCTAATTATTCCAAAGAAGAAATAAAAAAAGGATTGGCCGAATACATTATAGATGCATGTCCTTTATTTCCATTTAGAATAATATCAGAAGAAACTGTAAGGGAGAAATTTGTTTCTCTTCGCAGGGAAAATATATATTCATTTATTTCATATCCAAATAAACAAGATGTTGTTGAAAAATATAACGACTACAAATATCCATATAAACAATATGGATTAGGATTGATAGAATTTGGACATTACTATAATGATATAAGTAACTATTTTCAACAAGAAAATAGGATGGCTTGCCCATCCTATGGGTTTCCTTCTCCAATCGAAATATGGAAAGACAAAAATCTCTTGGAAAAGATGAATTGGATTTTTTGGAGAATGGGAACAACAACTATAAATGCAACAAGTATTCGCGGATCGTTTAGACTTGGAGCATATGTTGCAACTCAATTTAAACCCCATGTTGCCAAAGTAATATATGATTATAATAATAGCGAAATTATTTTAGATTTTAGCATGGGATGGGGAGATAGATTGGCTGGATTTTATACTTCCAGATCTTCTAAATATTATGGATGTGATCCCAATCCAAATACATTTAAAGTTTATAAGGACCAGTGTATTGCCTATGAAAAATATTTAGGATGTAATAATCCTATTATTATTCAAACAAAAGATAGATTTGAAATAAAGGGAGTAAAACATTGCGTGATAATGAATCTTCCGGCCGAAGATATTGATTGGAAATCTGAAACAGGCGAAAGGGGAGTTGATTGTATATTTACATCTCCTCCTTATTTTTCCACTGAAATATACAACAAGGGCGGAGAAAAACAAGAAAATCAGTCATGGAGCAGGTATCCAGAATATGAAAACTGGAGAGATAAGTTTTTATTTCCGGTGTTATCTAAAACTTTTGAAGTTTTATCTGATACCGGATTTATGGCTATTAATATTATGGACCCAACAGTAAATCGTATTCGTCACAGAACTTGTGATGAAATGGTTGACTATGTTACAAAAGATTTAAATGGTATTTTTTATGGTCAATTGGGAATGAGAATAAAACAACGACCAAAGATTTTAAGTAAAAATGAATTAAAGAAACATTTATCATCTGATTTTATTGAAAATATTTGGTGTTTTGGGAAATGTGATTTAAATTTTAAGACAGAGCCTAATACTCTAGAAAGCGTTTTATTATGACAAAAGAAGAATTATTTGAAATGCATATAAAAATGTGTAATGATGCTTTGACTTTGATGAAAAAGAAAAATGCAGATTATGCCGGAAGTGGAGATGGCAATCCTTTTGCTAATTTTAAAAGAGCAGAATCAATGGGAATTTGCACCACCGAGCAGGCATTTTTAGTCAGAATTATTGATAAAATATCTAGACTATCTTCTTATTCGTCAAATGGTAAACTTATTGTGGAAGATGAAACAGTTCACGACACATTAATTGATATGATTAATTATTGTGTTTTATTGTCTGCTTATTTGGAGGATAAACAATGAACATCATTGCTTATACTATAAATAGTCCAATGCAAATTAATTTGCCAAGTAAGAAAAGAGATTGGATGGATAAGACTCCAAATTCTTTTGCCTATAGATGTTTACCATTAACCATAGCAAATGGATATGGGTGGAATATATTAAATCCTTTTAAGTTTAGTGCAAAGTGGAATGGTGGTATGAGTATAAATGATGTTGAGATAAATGAACCAACAAAATATAATTTTGTACAAAGTCACTTTGGTTCTGGTATAATAACCTTTAATATCGGTTTTTTATTAAAAACAGATGAAGGTGTTAATATTTACGCAAAAGGTCCTGCTAATAATCCAAAAAGAGGAATAAGTGCATTAGAGGGTATAATAGAAACTGATTGGTTGCCTTATACTTTTACTATGAATTGGAAAATAACAGAACCAAACTATGAAATAGTATTTGAGCAAGATGAACCTATTTGTACATTTTTCCCAATAGAACGAGGTTTCTTAGAACAACATAATCCAGAAATAAGAAGTATTTCTGAAAATGAAAAATTAAATAAAGATCTTTCTGAATGGGGAAGGCATAGAGAGCAACACTCAAGACGATGTTTTTTGGATAATGTCGAAGATCGTGGAATAAAGCATTATTTGAGGGGAGAATATCCAGATGGGCAAAAAGCAAAAGAGCATCAGGTAAATGTTACGGCAAAGCCATTTAATATAATTACTAAGTATGATAAACCATATTCTGCCTGGCCTGTGTTTTCTACAAAGATAAAAGAATCTAAAGATAGTCCGTGTTACGATAATTGTTGTCTTGAAAGTTACAAATGAAATTTTATACAAATGTATATGCTTACGGCAATAAAATACTTGTTAGATATTATGATAATGGAGATAAGAGACAGGACGAAAAATATTTCGAACCGTCTTTATTTGTTTCTTCTACTAAACCTGCAAAATTTAAAAGCATTTATAATAAACATCTAACTGAAATGAAATTTTCAAATAGAGAAGAATACAATGAATTTATTGAACAATATTCAAATATAAATGGATTTGAAATACACGGTGAAATTGGAGTAGAATATCAATATATTAGAAAATATTATGAAAAGTGTGAATCTGATATTTCAAAACTTGATATTCTCTATTTGGATATTGAGACTACTTGTGAAGATGGGTTTCCAAACATTGAAGACCCAGAAGAACAAGTTATTGCCATAACAGTTAAAAGAAAAAATAAAACTCCAGTAGTTTTTTGTCTTGGTGAATATTCTGGCAATGAAGATATCCGAAAATATTCAGATGAAACTAAACTTTTATCTGATTTTGTTTCTTATATTTCTGATGATTATCCTGATATAATTACTGGTTGGAGTGTTAGATTTTTTGATATCCCATATCTGTATAATCGTATTGTTAGGTTGTTTGGAGTTAAATACGCAAAGAGACTTTCACCTTGGAATATCATTAGAGATAAAACAATAAACAGAAATGGTTATGATGTAAAGGTTTATGATCTTATTGGTATTTCTACACTAGATTATTATGAATTGTATAAAACATTTACATATACTAATCAGGAATCTTATAAATTAGATCATATTGCTTCCATAGAGCTAGGTGAGCGAAAACTTTCCTATGATGAATATGAAACTATTCAAGATTTTTATAAGGGGAATTTTCAAAAGTTTATTGAGTATAATATACAAGATGTTTTACTAGTTGAGAAACTAGAGAATAAACTAAAGTTAATGGAACTTGCAATTTCTTTAGCTTATTCTGCTGGTGTTAATTACAATGATGTTTTTTCTCAAGTAAAAACATGGGATGTTATTATTTACAACTTTTTAATGGATAAAGGTATAATTATCCCACCAAAGAAAAAATCATCAAAGGACGAGAAATATGCAGGAGCATATGTAAAAGAACCTTTAGTCGGTTTGCATAATTGGGTTCTTAGTTTTGATTTAAATTCTCTTTATCCTCATTTAATCATGCAATATAATATTTCACCAGAAACTGCCGTAATCCAAGGCCTTCGTGGAACCGTAACGCCAGATGGTGTTCTAACAAATGGTTCGGTAACTATGAAAAGTTTAATTGAAAATAAGGAAAAGAATCTTTCTACGGCGGCAAATGGCACAACATATCAAAAAGATATTCGAGGATTTTTGCCTGAATTGATGGATAAGATGTATCAAGATCGTAAACTTTTTAAAAATAAAATGATTGAGGCAAAAAAACAATTAGAGAAAGTAAATCTTGAAATTAAAAACAGAGGACTTGACTCTTAATTGTTGAATGATATAATACTTAAATGGAGACAAGAAATGTCATCGACCACTACCACTACTGGAAGCACGAAGATATCCTCGCGGACCTCGACTCTAAAAGGAACAATTTTACGATACTGTGCAGTAATTTATATAACGATTTCAATATCGCTACAGTCATTCGTAATGCGAATGCGTTCTTGGCTTCAAAGGTAATTGTTTATGGTTCTAAACAATATGATCGTAGAGGCACCGTAGGTACTCATCGTTATACCCATTTTACCTATTGCAAAACAACAATAGACCTAATTGATGAAATGAAGAATATTTTTAATTCTCATACGAGTGCAAAGCTCATTGGAATTGATAATATTTCTACTGCTCAACCAATTGAAACTTACCAATGGGATGCCAATACACATTATATTATTGCTCTTGGTCAAGAGCAAGTAGGTCTTCCAAAGGAAATTATTCAAATGTGTGCTGAGTTGCTTTATATTAAGCAATATGGTTCTGTTCGCAGCCTAAATGTAGGAACGGCATCTGGAATCGTAATGTATGATTATTGCTCAAAGGTTTTAAACAATGTCACTGCCTGAAGAAGAAAAACACGCTCTGGAACAAACTAAAAACTTTCTGTTTGATTTGCTCGATCCAAAGAAAACTCCCAGAGTGCCGCGTGATGTAAGGAAACGAGCAAGCAGATGTTTAAAACATTATCCAATAGTCATTGACTTTTTTATAGAACGATGTATAATGGATAAACAAGACAACTGAACAACGGGATTGTGGTGTAATTGGCAGCCACCTTAGACTTAAAATCTAATGCCTACAAAGGCGTGCGGGTTCGAGTCCCGCCAATCCCATTAAAAAGGCAATTCGTATATATAGTAATAGGAGTACGAATTGCCTTATGAAGACTTATGGTAGGTTAAATAAAATCGGTAAAGACAAATTACAAGAGTTAGCAAACAATTGTAAAAGTTTAGCAGGGTTAATAGAACAATTGGGTTATAGTAAAACTGCTGGTGGAACATTTTCTGTTGTTAAAAAGTATCTACAACTATATCAAATAGATACATCTCATTGGACAGGTAGAGCATGGAATAAAGGTCAGCAATTAAAAGATTGGTCGAAATATGCCAATCATCAATATTGTAAAAAACATTTAATATCAGAAAGAACTCATAGATGTGAGTTGTGTGGATTGACAGAATGGCATGAATCTCGTATTCCTTTGGAGATTCACCACAAAGACGGTAACAGAACAAATAATGAATACGATAACTTACAATTACTTTGTCCAAACTGTCATTCATTAACAGATACTTGGAAAGGTAGAAATAAAAAACACCAAAGTGGTGAAATGGCATACACGATTGATTCAAAATCAATTGCCGAGAGGCGTGTGGGTTCAAGTCCCACCTTTGGTATTCCTTTGTAGTGAAATGGTATCACAGAAGATTTTGGTTCTTTTTTTCTTGGTTCGAATCCAAGCAAAGGAATTATCAATTCATAAATTAAAAAACTGTTGACATTAAGTTAATTGTGGGTATGATGTAGTGGTAACATAAGAGTTTTCCAAACTTTTCTCACGGGTTCGAATCCCGTTACCCGCTTTATTAGGATTTTTACTATGGCCTTCAACGCAAAAACTATCAAAAATTTTATTCAAAACGATCAATGTCAACTTCTTGTTAATTATGCAAAACAAACTGATAAGTGGGAAAAAACAAGCGATCCGTTCTGGGATGGTCGGGTTCTTCGACCATATCTTGTACCAGATCCTATTAAAAATACTCTAAGAACAATTCTATTTTCAATTAAAAAAACAATAGAATTGGAATATAATCTTGATCAAGAAATATTTCCTGACACCTATGATATGATTAGATGGTTTCCGGGTATGAGTCAAGAACCACATTGTGATGATATGTCTGGAACATCTGCTCATAATCATTTTGGTCATAGATATTTTGGATGTGTTCTTTATCTAAATGAAGATTATGAAGGTGGTCATACTTTTTATCCAAAACAAAATTTTGATATCACTCCTGAGATTGGTAAACTAGCTATTCATTTGGGCGATTGTGAACATATGCATGGTGTGACCGAAATTAAAAACAATACAAGATATACGATAGCTAGTTTTTGGACTTTTGATAAAACTAGGTCAAGTTTATATAATTTTTAATAATATTCTCTGATAGCTCAGCAGGTAGAGCGGCGAGCTGTTAACTCGCATGTCACTGGTTCGAATCCAGTTCGGAGAGTTTGCCATCTTAGCTCAGCGGTAGAGCCATGCTTTTGTAAAGCATAGGTCGTGAGTTCGAATCTCACAGGTGGCTTTATGAAATCCAAAATTAAATTAAAAATTAACAATAAAGATTGGATAATTAAATTAGTCCATCCTAAATATTTACCAGAGTCGTATGGAGAGTGTGATGATGCTTATGATGTGGATAATAAAAAACCACAGATTTGGATAAGGAATGATCTATCTAAAAAAGATACTGTTACTACTCTTATACATGAAATCTTACATGCATCGCGCCCTGAGTTATGTGAGGAAGCTGTTGACTACACTTCAACTGTGATTGGTAATGCTTTGGAAAAAATGGAGTATATATGAACAATTATATTGCTGGTCTAGGTTATAAAGAAGGATATCAAGATAGAATGTTGGGTAAACCAAATCGTTATGTAATTCGTATAGAAGACACACCGTTTTGGGAAGAATATAATGTAGGATACTCAGAAGCTTCTCGCCGTATTCTTGAAGATGCCCGTAGCAAAATAGATACTCGTGATTTTCTTGTAGAATGATTTACTTTATAAGCGACACACATTTTAATCATAATAATATTCTCAAATATACTAATAGGCATCTTCTCTATGAGAATGTTGCTGAGATGAATAAATCTCTAATTGAGAATATAAATTCTGTTGTGACCAAGAAAGATACCTTGTATCATCTTGGAGATTTTTGTATGGATAAAAATATTCATTGGCTAAAGAAAACAAATGAAATTCTCGATCATCTTAAATGTAAGAATATTCATTTGATTCTCGGAAACCATGATCCAAAACCAACTTCAGAATATCTCAAGAAAGCAAAGTTCAAGAGTGTAAATACATATTTTGAACTTAATTATAAGAAACATGGTATTTGTCTTTCTCATTATCCACTCCATACTTGGAACAAATCATGTCCAATAAACCTACATGGTCATTGTCATGGAAAGCTAGGATTTATAACTTCACCTCGAAAAGATGATTTCATGCGATTTGATATAGGGGTTGACTCAGATTCTTTGAACTATAAACCTATCGCAATAGAAAGACTTCTTGAACTTTACAATCTACACAAGTAATGCTTGTGTAGATTTTTTTATTTGATAAAATATGAAAATGAACATTGATAATCTGTCTAATGAAGAGCTGCTTCATCTGAAAAAAACACTTGAATATGATATTTCAAAATATCATAACTTTCAACTTGTTAGAAAAATTCAATTAAACTCTGCTTACGGTGCAATCGGTAATGAATGGTTTAGATATTATTCTACCGAACTTGCTGAAGCTATCACCTTATCTGGGCAATTATCCATACAATGGATTGGCCAGGAGTTGAATAAATATCTCAACAAAGTTATCAAATCAGATGGCGTTGATTATGTGATTGCATCTGACACTGATTCTGTATATCTTTGTCTTGATGAACTTGTTAAAAAAATATTTCCATCCAATACGGATAAGAAAACTATTGTTGATTTTCTAGACAAATCATCAAACGATTTAATACTACCATTTATTAAGAAAAAGTTTGAAGAACTTGCAGCAACCATGAATGCTTATGAAAATAAAATGCAGATGGGTAGAGAAATAATTGCAGATAAGGGTATATGGACTGCTAAAAAAAGATATATGCTGAATGTTTGGGATTCAGAAGGAGTGCGATACACTGAACCTAAATTAAAAATAATGGGTATAGAAACAACTAGAAGTTCTACACCAAAGGTTGTAAGAGAAGAATTAGAGAATGTTATTGATATCATATTGAATCGTGACGAGGACTCTTTGATTTCATATGTTGAGGATTTTAAAAGTAGATTTATGAAAATGCCAGCAGAATCTATAGCATTTCCTAGATCTGTGAATGGCATGGATAAATATTCAGATCCTTATCAAATATATAAAAAATCAACACCCATTGCGGTTAAAGGAGCTTTGATATATAATCATCAAATCTCTAAACTTGGATTAGAGAAAAAATATAGATTGGTGGGTGAGGGTGAAAAAATTAAATATTTGCATTTAAAGAAACCAAATCCACTTGGTGGAATGAAGGGTGAAGATCAAGTTGTAGCTTTTCCTTCAACTCTTCCAAAAGAATTTAAGTTGGATGGATATATTGATTTTAATATGCATTTTGAGAAATCATTTATAGATCCATTATCAACTATCGTGAATGCTATCGGTTGGCAATTAGAAAGAAAAACAACACTTGAGAGTTTATTTGAATGAGGTAAATTATGTCTGATATTTTAAATTCATTGATTAAAGAATCTGGTAATAAGTATGCGTCTTTGGTTTCGAATGGTCTACCCGGTAGTGATGTAGAAAAATACATGGATACTGGATGCTATATCTTGAACGGTCTTCTATGTGGGGATATTTATGGAGGCATTCCTGATAATAAAATTATTGCATTGGCGGGTGAACAGGCTACTGGAAAAACCTACATCACTATGGGGATTATTGCTAAGTTTTTGAATGATAATCCAGAAGCATTTGTTCTTTATTTTGATTCTGAACAAGCAGTAACTTCTGAAATGTTTAAGCGTCGAGGAATAGCCCCAGATCGCGTTGCAGTGTTTCCTGTTGGTACTGTGGAAGAGTTTCGCAAACAAGCAATAACGATTGTCGATAAGTATCTTGAACTTCCAAAAGAAAAACAAAAGAAAATGATGATTGTTCTAGATTCCCTTGGTATGTTATCAACATCAAAGGAGATGAATGACACTGCCGAAGGGAAGGAAGTTCGTGATATGACACGAGCTCAGGTCATTAAGGCTACTTTCCGTGTTCTCACAGTTAAACTTGGATTTGCAAAGATTCCAATGCTCCTTACGAATCACACATATGATGTTGTGGGTTCATATGTACCTACAAAAGAAATGGGCGGGGGGACGGGGTTGAAGTATGCCGCCTCCATCATTGTTTATCTTTCAAAGAAGAAAGACAAAGACTCATCTGGTGAGGTTGTTGGTAATATTATTCATTGCAAACTTTATAAAGGCAGATTTGCAAAAGAAAATCAGATGGTTGATGTTCGACTTAATTATGAAACTGGACTTGATCCATATTATGGTCTGATTGACTTAGCACTAAAACATGGTATACTTAGTAAGTCTGGAACTAGAATTGAATTTCCAAATGGAGTAAAGGTATTCGAAAAGAATGTCTATGAGGAACCTGAAAAATATTTTACTAATGATCTCATGGATAAGATTAATGAAGCTGCCTCAAAGGAATTTAAATATGGTTCTATAGAGGAAACTAATGACGAGCATTGAAGAAATAATTTTACATAATCTAATTAAGAATGATTCTTATTCCAGAAAGGTACTCCCGTTTATTCAACGGGAATACTTTATTAATAAGGCAGAGCGTTTAATTTTTGAAACGGCTCAAGAATATATTACCAAGTATGGAAATTTACCAACAAAAGAAGCATTAATTATCATATTGGATAAAAATAAAGGATTATCTGAAAAAGAAAATCAACAACTTTTATCCACACTAGATGATGTGTGTAAAAATACAGATGCTTCTGATTTAGATTGGCTTGTTTCTGAAACAGAAAATTTTTGCAAAGAAAAAGCAGTATATAATGCTATAATGGAATCCATTAATATTATTGATGGAAAGTCTCAAAATACAAAAGGAGCTATTCCTGATATATTGAGCAAAGCATTAGCAATATCTTTTGATCCTAATATTGGACATGATTATATTGAAGATTATTCAAAGCGATATGATTTTTATCATATCATTGAAAAGAAAATTCCATTTGATTTAGAATATTTTAATTCGATTACAAAAGATGGAATTACACCCAAAACTTTGAATGTGGTTATGGCAGGAACAGGTGTTGGTAAATCATTGTTTCTTTGTCATCATGCTGCATATTGTTTAAAGAATAATATGAATGTTCTTTATATTACTTGTGAAATGGCAGAAGAGAAGATTGCAGAAAGAATAGACGCAAACTTATTAGATGTTAATCTTGATGATCTGCGTGACATGAGTAAGACAATTTACGAGAAAAAGATTCAATCTATTTCTTCAACTTCTACTGGTAAATTAATCATCAAAGAATATCCAACCGGAACACCAAATGCGAATCATTTTAGATTTCTTTTGGATGAACTAAAACTTAAAAAGAAATTTAAACCTGATATTATTTTTGTAGATTATTTAAACATTTGTGCATCTTCTAGAATAAAAAAGGGAAAAGAAAATTCCTATGAATATGTTAAAGCAATTGCAGAAGAGATTAGAGGATTGGCTATTGAATATAATTTGCCAATTTTTACCGCTACACAGACAAATCGTTCCGGTTATGGAAATACAGATGTTGACTTGGAGAATACTTCCGAATCATTTGGATTGCCTGCCACTTGTGATTTTATGTTTGCGTTGATTTCTACTGATGAATTAGATGAATTAAATCAAATACTTGTAAAACAACTCAAGAATCGGTATAATGATAAAGCAAAAAACAAAAAATTCATTGTAGGAATTGATCGAGGAAGAATGAAATTATTTGATGTAAAGAAGGAAGATCAAGCTATTATTAATTCTGGTGAAAAGAAAATTCAACAATTTTTTGATCAAAAGACCGAAAAGACAGATAAAAAGCAAGTTGATGGGTGGAACAATCTTAAAAAGAAAAATTTTGATGATTGGAATATTTGATGTCATCTTACATTGATAAAAAATATATAAACCTTATGTCTACATCATTGCAGAGATTTAAATGGACTAGAGATAATTTAGCTAATTGTCGTTGTCCTTTGTGTGGTGATTCTGACAAAAGTAAAATAAAAGCCAGAGGTTATTTTTACAAAAAAGGTAATGATTTTTTTTATAGATGTCATAACTGCGGTATAGGTCATAACATTTATAATATGTTGGATCGTGTTCTTCCAAATTTATGCAAGCAGTATGCACTAGAAAGATATACTGTTGGTGAAGATGGAAATTCTAATTATAAAAAACTGACTGAAGATGAATTATATCCATTTAAAACAAAAATTGAATTTGATGTCATAAAACATTATACTAAGATAGAAGATCTACACGATAGTCATAAGTGCATTCGATATTTAAACAAAAGAAATATTGCTAAAAATCGTTGGATAGATTTTGGTTATACAACTGATTTTTGTGAATTTGCTAAACAATTTGATGAAGAATATAATCTCGCAAAAGAAGAACGATTAATCATCTTTATTCGGGATGAAACTGGTAATATTGTTGGCGCTCAAGGTAGATCTTTTATTGATAACAAAAATATTCCAAAGTATATAACAGTAAGAAAAAAGGACAACTCAAAACTCTTATTTGGTATTGATAAAATTAAAAAAGATTTACCGATGACTGTGGTTGAAGGTCCAATTGATAGCTTGTTTATACCAAATTGTGTTGCATGTTTAGGATTGAGTAAATTTAATGATATTGCCGATGAATATCCAGATGCAATATTTATTGTGGATAATGAACCAAGAAATAAAGAAGTTGTATTAACTATTGAACAACTTATTGATAAAAATGTAAAAGTCTGTGTATATCCACATAACATTCAAGGTAAAGATATTAATGATATGTGTAAAATATACGGTAAAAAAAATGTGTTAAAAGTTATATCTGAAAATATTTTTAGCGGAGTTAAAGCAAAACTAATTTTAAATCATTGGAAAAAGATATGAATAAAGTAGAAGTTCTTGATAAGGGATTTGTTTCATATATTTCTCATATGGGAAATGATCTTACTGTTGTTAATGCAGCTAGAGTTTCTTTTAATAAAGAAAGTCAATATGAAAAAAGTTATAATGATAATTTTGGAGAAGATGATGAGCATATTTCATATGAAGAAGTTTTATCATCGCGTGATAAAAAATTAATAAAATATCTTGCCGAGCATAAACATTGGACGCCATTTGCCCATCCGCAAATTACCTTAAGAATTAAGGCTCCGATATTTATTCGAACGCAATTATTTAAACATAAAGTTGGATTCACTGAAAATGAGATATCACGACGCTATGTAACTTTTGATGCAGAAGTCTATAAACCCGTCTGGAGGGATGCCCCGACTGATGGTGCGAAGCAAGGTTCCAGTGGTTTCAGCATCTATAATAAAACTGCGGATGATGTATTTGATTCAAGTATAGAAAAATGCTTAAAGGCATATAAAAATTTATTAACTTTGGGAATTGCCCCTGAGCAAGCTAGATCAGTATTGCCACAGGGAACATATACTGAGTGGTGGTGGACTGGATCTCTTTCTGCCTATGCCAGAGTTTATCAACAAAGAATAGAATCTCATGCACAATGGGAAATCCAAGAATACGCAAAAGCAATTTCAAAAATAATAGAACCACTATACCCAGAATCTTGGAGTGTTCTGACAAATAGCATAAATAAAAGACAGCCGGAATAAAGGAGATATTATGAGTGATGATGTAAACCTTCCAACTCCATATCAACAATTTATTCATCTTTCTCGTTATAGTAGATGGATGGAAAGTGATAAAAGAAGAGAAACATGGGAAGAAACCGTAAATCGTTATTTTGATTTTTTTGAAAAGCATTTAAATAGTAATAAAAATTACAAACTGCAACCAGAAATTAGAAAAGAGTTACAAAATGCAGTTTTAAATCTAGAAATTATGCCTTCTATGCGTGCATTGATGACCGCAGGTGAAGCATTAGAACGAGATAATATTGCTGGATATAATTGTTCATATGTTGCAATAAATAATATTCGTTCATTCGATGAGATACTTTATATATTAATGTGTGGAACTGGTGTGGGATTTAGTGTTGAGCGTCAATATGTTGAAAAACTTCCTACAATCTCTGAACAATTCACTAATTCTGAAACCGTTATTGCTGTACAGGACAGCAAGATTGGTTGGGCTAAAGCATATAGAGAACTCGTATCCCTTCTTGTTGGAGGTCAGATTCCAAAATGGGATATGTCTAAAGTTCGTCCTGCTGGAGCTAGACTTAAAACCTTTGGAGGTCGCGCTTCGGGGCCAAGACCTCTCAACGATCTCTTTCAGTTCACCGTGGAAACTTTTACAAGAGCGGCAGGAAGAAAACTTACTTCCATCGAATGTCATGATATTGTTTGTAAGGTCGCGGAGATTGTCGTTGTCGGAGGCGTTAGACGCTCTGCACTTATTAGCCTATCCAACCTCACGGATGAAAGAATGCGAGAATCTAAAACAGGAGCTTGGTGGGAGTCTAACCCTCAACGAGCCTTGGCAAATAATTCAGTTGCTTATAAGGAAAAGCCAGAAATTGGAACTTTTATGGAAGAATGGATCTCTCTCTACAAAAGTAAAAGTGGAGAACGAGGCATTTTTAACCGTGAAGCGTGCAAAAAAACTGTCGCAAAATTAGGAGATAGAAGAAATCCAAATCATGAATGGGGAACGAATCCGTGTTCAGAAATTATTCTACGCGATAAAGAATTTTGCAACCTTACTGAAGTTGTAGTAAGACCAGAAGATACAGTTGAAACACTTAAAAGAAAAATAAAATTAGCAACTATTCTTGGAACTTGGCAAGCATCTCTAACTTATTTTCCATATCTTTCATCAACATGGAAGAAGAACTGTGAAGAAGAAGCACTCCTTGGTGTTTCTCTGACAGGTATTATGGATAATAAAATGATGCAAAATTCTTTACCAAATCTAGAAACTACATTACCGGAAATTTTAACTGCTCTCAAACAAGAAGCAATTAATACAAATAAAGAATGGGCAAATAAGATTGGTATCAATCCATCTGCTTCAATCACATGTATAAAACCATCAGGCACAGTTTCACAACTAACTGATGCAGCATCTGGTATTCATCCAAGACACAATGAGTATTATATTCGTACAGTTCGTGCGGATCGAAAAGATCCATTATGTCAAATGATGGTTGATATGGGATTTCCACATGAACCGTGTGTAATGAAACCAGACCATACTATGGTATTTTCATTTCCAATGAAAGCTGAAGGGTCTGTTACCCGAAACGATATGACCGCAATTCAGCATCTTGAACTTTGGCTCACCTATCAGAGATATTGGTGTGAACATAAACCATCAATTACGATTACTGTAAAAGAGCACGAATGGATGGAAGTTGGTGCATGGGTTTATAAACATTTTGATGAGATATCTGGTATCTCATTTTTACCACACTCAGATCACAGTTATAGACAAGCGCCTTATCAAGACTGCTCCAAAGATCAATATCTAGAAGAATTAAATAAAATGCCAAAAAATATTGATTGGTCTAATTTATCTAATTACGAAAAGGAAGATAAAACATCAGGAACCCAAACATTTGCATGTACTGGTGACAAGTGCGAATTGGTAGATCTAACAACTTAAATATATCTTAATAATTAAAGTAGTAATTATACAATAATCTCCTTTTTTGAGGAGATTATTTGTTTATAAATACAACGGAGATTGTCTATGTCTAGTCACAAAAGAAAAGTCCTTTTCATTATCAAACAAAGATTTTGTTATGGACAAAAAACCAAAGCATATGGTTTATACAATTCATGTGATTTTGTTTCTAGAAAATTAAAAGAATTCGGGATTGAATCTAAAGTTGTTCAAGTTATTGACAATAATTGTATAGATCGTGAAGTTTCTCTATTTAAGCCAACAGATGTATTCATTGAAGCATTGTGGGTTGTACCTGATAAATTTAAAATCTTATCGGGACTACACAAAGATGTAAGATGGCATATAAGATTACACTCTAAAACTCCATTTATGGCTACAGAAGGAATAGCTTTTGAGTGGATTAGTGAATACATGAAACTGAGAAACTATGGAATTGATATTAATATAAGTGCTAATAGTGAAGATTTATATGACGATTTAAAAACTGTTTTTGACTATGGAGTAAATTTCACTCCAAATATTTACTATCCAACTAAGCAACAGTTTTTGCAAACATTTAATGAATATAGAGATTGTGAAAATGAAATACATATTGGTCTATTTGGAGCACTAAGACCATTAAAAAATCATTTAAAACAAGCCATATGGGCTATAGAATATGGTAAAAAACTAAATAAACCAGTAGTTGTTCATATAAACGCATCTGAACATGAGACAAAAAATCCATCTACTGCCTCTGTATTAAAAAACATAAAAAGTTTATTTAAAACCACACACGATAGGTTAATAGAACATCCTTGGTTACCTCATGAGGATTTTCTTAAATTGGTTAAGAAAATGGATATTGGAATGCAAGTTTCATTTTCTGAAACTTTTAACATAACCGCAGCTGATTTTGTTTATATGGGTGTACCGATTGTAGTTTCAGATGAAGTGAGATTTGTAAATCCATTGTCTAGAATAAATAATTTTAGTAATAATGATGAAGTTATTGAGACTATGGAATTATCAACATCATTCGTTTCCGGTGGATTAAATATGATGAATAAGTATCTATTGAATCGTAATAATCAAAAATCAATAGAAAAATGGAAAGATCTTTTGATAGCATAAGGAGAATAATATGAGAACAATTCTATTTTTTGTATTAAATTTACTTTTTAGCATGTCAGTTTTTGCTCAAGCAAACAACAATCCAGATACCAAAATCCGAGTAAAGGTTGGTGATATTTATTCTAGCACCGTTGGTCAAAACAATTTAGTTGCTTTAAATGAACCATTTAGTTTTAATCTTGTAATTGGCGGCGAAGGAGCCGAGCAACGATTAGAATATGCAGATGTAATTGTATCTTGGGATCCAACCAAGTTTGAGTATGTTTCTAGTTTTCCTGCACTGGATGCAAGAATCAGCCAGACAACTCCAACCTTATCGCCATCTTCAGTTGCCAATGGAGTAAATGATTCACTTACTGATGGAAATGCCATGTTCCGTATTCAGAAAAGTGCAACATGGAATGGTACATATCCAGCATATCAATGCATTGCATTAGCTGCATCTGAATATACAAACGGCTGGGGAAACAGTATGCACAAGATCAATATGAAGTGCATTTCCAATTTCATTCAACAAACCACCCAGATTCAGATTCTACCATCTATTCAGATTCCAGGATATCCCACAGCTTTCACCAAGGTCTATGGATATCTTAATCCAGCAACAGATGTAACTGGGGGATTGGTTAATAGAACTGTAACTGGGTCTACAGCCAATACATGGAAGCTTGATCTATCCTGCATTGCTCCAGAAACACAAGTAGGACTTGGAGATTCTATTTCCATTCCTTTGCAAGTTTCTCCCCAAACCTTTGCTCAAAGGTATGTGGTCGCAGATATTGCTTTTACATGGAATCCAAACCACCTACGACTTACTGGAATTGATCTTGTAAACAATAATCCAAATGTATGGGATGGAGCTTCTGGATTTCCAGGAGCCAATAACGAACCAGATAGTGTTTGTTGTGATCTCTCTGGAACTAATGAGGTTATTCCACCACAAGATGGAACAGGATTGCTGTTTATCTATGGATTTTTAGGTGGTAATTTTATGGTTACTCAGCCAGAAACACTTGTTAATCTAAACTTTGATGTAGTTGGATTATTCAATACTACACAAGTAACTACTGTTTCTCAATTGCAGGGTTTAATTGGTACGCAGAAAACTGAAATCTATGGATCAAATACTCCAGGAATGAAAGTTACGGGAAATCATTATGCTGCTGTAATTACTGGATCTACACGATTGGGTGATTTTAATAATAATGGGTCAGTCGGATCAGAGGATCTTTCTGTTCTACTGAGCAGTTGGGGTCAAGTCTCATTTGGAAACAATCCAGTAGATTTAAATGGCAATGGTGTAGTAGATGCACCAGATCTTTCAATACTTGTATCAAATTGGGGTTAATTTATGTATGAATATAATGTGAAGGAGTTTATTAAATTCATAGACGGAGATACAGTTGACATTGTATTAGATCTTGGATTTGGCGTTTATAGAAGAGAGAGAATTAGATTAAATAGAATCAATACACCAGAGTTAAATAGTAAAAATGAATTGGAAAAAAAGTTAGCACTAGAAGCAAAAGAATATGTTTCTATATGGTTAGTGAATCAAAAACAAGTAAAAATAAAGACATTTAAAGACGACAAGTATGGAAGATTACTTGGTGAATTTTATGGAGATAATGATATCTGTTTGAATGATCATTTAATTGATAAGGGTTATGCTTGGGAATATTTTGGAGATGTAAAAAATACAGATTTAAATATTCTTATTGAGAGAAGGAAAATTTGATAACATATCTTTTTTCATATTTTAAAAAGATATTTGAATTTATTTTAAATTTATTTAAGAAAGAAAATATGCCAACACATCCGTCTTTAAATTATGAAGTATGGGCAACATCTTGGACTTTGCCAGTAGAAGGAAATTTAAACAATTATCCGGCTTTCGTTCAATTAATAAGACCTCCTGATAATTTAGCAAATATTTATAGATCTGGTGCCGATTTAGGAGGTCTACCAGATTCAATGTGGTTATTCTATTCGAATATAGTACCCACGATACCAGTTGGTCGACGGGTATATTATAATCATTATTGGCAACTTGACGGTATGCCATCTCATCTCGATCAAACAAATTATTACAAAAATACAGCAGACGGCGTCACATACACTGGAAGCATATCGGGATTTGGTGATGCTACTCCGTTGAAATTTACTTCCATATGGGGATTATCAGGAGCCAGTGATGGTAAAGTGTCATTTAAGCAGTTTTTGCAAAAGTGTTCATTATTTGGATTAACCTTTGATTACTTTTGGGATGATACTGAATCTTATGCATCATATGGTTTAAACTCTACTTATAATGCTTATGAAGGAAATTTTAATCAAAATGGTATACCAACTGACTTTCCTTCATATCTTTCTACACCAGATCCTAGAAGAACAAACGCAATATCAAATGATGCGAGATTTAATACTAACACTAGACTTAATATAAATGGTAAAAATTTTTCTACAGAATTCTTAGATAAATTTAAAGACATAACAAATAATCCAGCTGAAACTAGAACATCTCGACAGTTATTAAGTTACTATACAAATATTTCAACGAGGCAAGATTTTAGAGCACCATGGTCGCTTGTAGCTCCTGTTCCTACAGCAATAAATTCAATGTATGCTTTCAATTCTGCTCTCTATACTTACAATTTTGGCACTTTAAGAAAAACAACCATTGTTGATGCTATATCTGAATCTCAGACACCCAATGTAAAAATATATCAAACTGATTTATTTGCAACAAATAAAAATGAAGCAAAGTATGTCACAGATTTAAATACTCATTATTTTATTCGTGATCCTATTCCGGGATATAATAGCTGTATGCATAACTATGGAGATTTTTCAGATTCGTTATATGATGTAGTTGGTTATATACCAAATGCTCAAACTGAAGAACAACAATATAGGCTACAAATAGGTGGAACTCAATTGGGTTCTCCTGCATACAATGCATTCGTAAAAGAAATTGCTAAATTAAGAGGAATGTTAAGATCTAATCCTCAAGCATATCAGGGATTTTTCTCAATTGTTAGCTCTCCTAGTTATTCTGGGGAAGGAAGACAGCTTTGGAAAGATACAAGATACTGGTATGAATTGATGTATCATATTTGTTTGCATGGTGTTAATCATTTCAATGGTTTTTGGAAAACGGCATCAGAGGCAAATGAAGGATTAAATGCCTTGCAACAAGTTTTAGATAATTGGAAATTACAAAGTCAAAATAATAAAGCAATTCCAGCATCAAATTTAAATGGTGATATTAATACCTTAGTTGATAGAGTAAATCTAGAACAGGCTGCTACGCGAGGAGTAATTAGTGGTGGATATATACCTTCTATTAATAAATGGGTATGGAGATTAACTGCTACGCCTGGTATTTCAAATTATACACTGGAAAATTTAAATGCAGCAAATCAAAGTGATTTATCTATAAACATAACGATACCGGAAAATTCAAGAGGTGTTTGGATAGTCAGAAATATTCCAGGTCAACCAAAATACATACAAGGAACAACGAATACCAACTTTATCGTAGAAACACCACAAGTAACTTTAACAACAAAACCAGCAGTTGTTTCAAAATCTCCACTTTCTTCTTCTCCATACAATTCAAGAATTTTAATAACAGAAACTGAATTAAAACCAAATGCATTGTTGATTGGTGGAGTAAATCTACCAATACCAGTTCCACCACAAGAACCAAATTTTGAGCAAAAATTTAATAAAGTATTTGATTACTTAATTAATCGCTATGAACCCTATTGGTCGAATGTAGATTTAGAAGTTGGAAAAGCACAGGCACAATCTGCGCTTGGGGTATCTGAAACAAGAAATCCATTCACAAATGTACCTTCATCAGAAGATGATTTATATAGATCTAGTGCTTATTTTTCTGAATGGTCTAGAGATGGGTGGTTTGATGTACTATCTCATCCTAAACTATTTGCAAATGCTGTAAAAAGTGCATATACTATATTTGAAAGATCTGCAAATCCAACAAATGCTAATAATAGATTTGTTGATTATAATTTAACATCAATAAATGCTCCAGATGTTTATTATAATTATGGTGGGGGTAGTAATACATTTTTTGGTCTTTCTCCTAAATTTTTCTGGTATCCCGATCAAGTTGATGTATCTAATTCTTTTAGAGAAATAATGTCCAGAAGACTTTTTTCTAATCATTCTGTTAATTATGCAAATAAGATAACAAGAACGGTTCTTCATAGTCCATATGGTAAATTTGGCGGTCCTATGAATTTAAATTCATATGGTGCCTGGAGAACTCTTCCTTGGATGAATGAATCATATATCGGTGAATCATTTAGATTTGAAGCTTATTTACTAGCTAGAGAAGAAACCACAACAAGAGATTTACTAACAGATCCTAATAGAATAAGAAATGAAAATTCTGGTGTCGTAATAGATGGAGTTGGTGATACAGATCTTAACACTATTTACAGAAATAAGGTATTTTTACCAAGAACCGTTTCTCTTATCACTGAGGGTGGATATGGTAGAAATCAGATGGTTGGATATCAAGAAGATGTAACAGTTGGTTCACCTTGGATATCTTATCCTAATGGATTAACCTTTGCTGGATGGTATGGTCCTCAATCATCTTTTGCATTAAATTTTGATGTACGAACAAAAATAATGGATGATGGTTCTTCATTCCCAATCACACCCCCAACGCTGAATAATCCTATAACATCTCCAGCCGGTATACCAGATGGGTCGCTAATTGGATTGTCATATGGTTATTCTAATAAATTAATAAATTCATTGGACATGCTTTCCGCTGCATGGGGAGATAAAATAGAGTTTATAGCATATCTTGGTAATGTTCCATATGGCCCCACTATTGAGAACTATGTACCATTAATGTTTTTTAAAGATCCAAAAATTCCAGAAAATATAAGATATATGAAATGGAGAATGGATGCCTCTGTTTCACACTGGAAATCAAAATTTAAATCCCCACATGATGGATTTGCTAAAGTTTTTGCTGATGCATCGGCAATTATTGATAGAACATATCACGAGTATGTTCCACCAACCTTGACTCAATGGAGAAGCGTAGATTTTACTGAAAATATTCCGGTGTCATGGGCTAGAGATCAGTATAATTATACATTTGGTAGATCTGGTCCAAATCCTGAAAAGGGAGTGGTGTTTGGAGTAGAAACTTTTGCTCATTATATGTTTAAGCATGATGCTTTTTATTTGGATTCTCAGAATACAGAACAAAGTAGATTCCAAGGTGATCCTGCGCCAAGACACTGGGCATTAGATGATGATATAGCAACAAATTTGTTTTCTTCTGGTTACGATTTACTAATAGGTCAAAGAAGACATGGAAAACAATACACTGATAGCATATGGAAAAGTAGTCCGTCTAGAAAAAAACTTGGAGAAGTATTTTCAAATGAGTTTGATTCTGGTAATCCAATCGGATATCCATTTTTTCATAACATCTTTATTGAATTAAATCCACTTAGTAATACTTTACAGTGGAAAGATGTTCCAAACACAATATACGGTGATGGTTCGCGTGGTGTTCCTTGGATAAAAGATAGACGATTTAGATTATTCTTTTTATATCCAACTTTATTAGCTTTAAATCTAACTGTCTTAGACAGCATGCATAATGGATTGTCTTATATACCAGCATGGTATACTGGTCCAGATAGTGGATGGTTTGATATACGATTGGGTTCAAGATTTACTAGAGATATTGAATTAAATGCAAATTTACAACCATCTTCCTTTCCAATTTTATCAGATTACCCATATATAAGAAAATTACCAGCAACACCTCCAGAAAACTATTTAACAGGAAACAAGGATACCTCTGAATTTGAACTGTTGTATGCCTGCATGAAAGCTGGAATTACTCTTGGGTTAGATTCATTAGGATTTTCAGAACTATATCAACAATTACCATAAATAGTAGTATGATAATAGCCGGTATAGATTATTCGTTAAATGGTCCTGCTATATGTGTTTTTAATGGTAATGATTTCTCATTCAATAAATGTAATTTTTATTATTTGACAGACACACAAAAATATTCTAAAACATTTTTAACAAATATTCATGGTGAATCGTTCAAAGATTATGATGGAGATTGCGAACGATATGATACAATCTCTGACTGGGTTTTAAGAATTTGCTCGGGTGTCGATCAAGTTGCTCTTGAAGGATACGCCTATAACGCCACCGGAAGAGTATTTAATATAGCAGAGAACACAGGTGTATTGAAATATAAATTATATCAGCAAAGAATTCCTGTTGAAATAGTAGAACCAACTCATGTTAAAAAATATGCAACGGGCAAAGGAAATGCTGATAAAGAGTTGATGGTTAATACTTTTTACCTTGATACAGGATTTGATCTTCCTGATATTATTACACCATCAAAGGGGAAATTATCTAGCCCAGTTACAGATATTGTGGACTCATATTATATTTGTAAATATCTTTTTAAGACTATATCTGACACATAAAAGAAACAACTCCCTCACGGGAGTTGTCGGACCTAAGATTCTATCTTAGGTGGGGCTATTTTTTTGTGATTGCCTTATCTTGAGTAACGAATGATGGTGGAACCACATACCACCCTTCATTCAAATTCACGCTGTTATCACTCAACATCCATTCGCCATTTTGTAGAGTATAGACTCTAGTTTTTGTGTTAGGGCCCAGTCGGACCGGACTGCCCTCCTGAACTAACACTGTTTTGCTGCAACCAGGAATCAATCCTAGAACCAGCGAGGCGAAGACGATCAACATCCAAGTCCGCATCAACCGCAATTTTACCATTTTCAATGCGTTTCTCCAACCATGATATTAAAAATATTATTAAATTTGCTACTATTTTTTCTAACATTAAGCGTTATTCTTGGCATCTTTAGCCATGATTAAACCTACGCCTGCAATTACAGCAGCAACTGTTGTGGCGATATCAACGGAAGTTGCAGCATCACCATCAAAATAAGCTTTTAGAGCTGCACCTACTGCTACGAGAATTGCACCGATACCTGCGATTGTTGTATTTCTGTTTTCCATATAATACTCCTTTACTAATATATATATGCTTTATGGTTTCTTATGATTCTTATAACCTCTAAATCCTATGTCTTTAGATGGGATAAATTCGTCTTTTTTTGGTTCTTTTTTGGGTTCTTGTGGTTTACCAGATGGTTTTCTTTCGTCTTTACGGGGGGTAGGATTGTCTCCAACGGGTTGCCCACGACCGACAGGGGGTACGGAACCTTCTTTTAGTCCTTGTAGTCTTTTAATTGCTTTTTGTATTCTTGCTTTTCTAGCATTCCCCAAAGCACCACCTCTAGAAGATAAGATCCCAGTTAGTCGGTTTAATCTCTCTTGTCTTTGTTTTTTAATATTTTCTTCGGTTTCTGTTCTTTTTTCTCTTGCCTGGACAATATTATGCATAGTTCTCAATAAAAATGGAATTGCAGATCCACTGCTATTAGGTGATTGCGATAGTCCACCTATTCTTTTATTGCCATGATAAATTAAAATATGTTTACTTCCACGATCAACTGTGAACCCATGTTTTTTAGCTGCTGCAATTACATCTTTTTGTTTTGCATTTACTGCTGATAATCCGAGATATGTTTTTGTACCAGAACCTTTTCTTTCTTCCGCTTCATTTAATTTCAACCATAGTTTTTTTAAATATCCAATTCTTTTCTTTCTCTTACGAACTATGGTATCCTCTGGTTTGCCAGGAGTCACACCAGTAACTGCACCCGATGATGCCGTCATTGCTCCCCCTGACATTTCTTCTTGAACGGGACCAAATCTTATTAATGAATTTGCTCTATTCTTTGCCGAGAATCCACCCAATCCTTCACGGGTAAGTTTAGCTAATGTTTCTCCGTGGAAATTAGAAACCACTCCTTCATGCTCGTGACCCTCATGTGGAACAAGTGAGTGACTTCCGTGATGCTCTGCTATTTGATCTAACATATGATGTTTTGCGGTTGCCAAGTGATCGTGATGTTTTAATAATCCAGAAATTAAATGTTTATTATTTTTAATATGCTCTTCAATGTGATTAATTAATTTAACTCTAGATTTTTCAGATAATTTAGATTGAGTTGGTTTTGACATATAACCTTTTGAAGTTTTTAAACTAGATAATGGTTTATGCAAGTAGCGAAGCATAGATCTTACATTTCTTTTAGCACCAGTTGCAACAGTTTCATTTGAGAACTCTTGTAAGAATTTAGAAAAATGTTTATCACCCGATATAGAGGAGGCGTATGATGCCACTTCTGGAGTTAATTCTTTTTTTGCCTTACTTATTGCATGTGAAATAGCTTTTGCACGATGAGCATTTAATTTAATACTGCCAGATTTTAATGTGAGATTTGGTGTATAGACATTTGGATGTGCTAGTTGCTTGTGATCGACACTTTGTTGTTTTTCCCATTTATTGGTATCTGAATTGTGAATCAGATGCCCATGTACTGCAATACCAACATCATGTTTTGTTGCCTTATATGGAATTGTATTAGGCTGTGCGGTTTTATCTTTTAACTGATCTCTATGAGCCCAAAGTAAATCGCCTTGGAATATATGACCGGATTTTATATTCATTCCCTTTGCATGATGTAATAGTCTTTTTACATCGGAAACCCACGGCGCATCGTGTTTGTCTAATTCATCTTCGGTGAATAATTTTCCATTTTTATAACCAGCAACAAGACGACCATGTTTATCTTTACCCCAAGTAGCACTCACTCCACCATCTGCTTTTATATCCACACTATGTCCATGTGTTTCTTTTCCATGAAACCAATCATTCATAGCCTGCATGTGTTTTATGCCAAGATATGGATCTACTTTCTTTTGTTTTGTTTTTTTATCTTCGTATGCATTGTATGACCAATCAGCAGCATGAGTCATATGACCAGTTAATTTACTTTTTAAATCATCTACCTCTTCTGGTGTTTGACTCTCATTTAATAACATCGTTTCTCCTATATATTCTTCTAATTCTTTTTTAACATTATCTGGATCTTCGCCATACTGTTCAGCTAGCAAAGAAATTCCGGTAGTCAGATAATTTAATCTTGCTTTAATTGATGGATCTGGAATTTTGTTAAGCAATACTTTTAAATTTATAATAAGTCTATCAAATACACTTATTTTTCCTTCAGGATTCATAATATAGTTACCACGCATATCAATTACACCAGATCTAAATGCTTGCATATCTTTAAAATCTGTAGTTATAGCTTTGATAAATTTATAAACAGTAAATGAATTTACTACTCTATTTAATTCTCTTGAAGTTGCTTTTCTTCTATAATTCTTCATTTTAATTCTCTTAAAATTTTATCAATTCTATGATCTTGTTGTATACTTTCAATGTCAATTTCTGGACAATATACTGGTAAATATTTTAAATAATCTAAAAATGATTTTAAAATAGGATGTAAATCAGAATTTAATTTAAATGCCAGTATTCTAACTGTTGCCTCTACACCAAAAATATTTTGAAGTATTATTATGTGGTTTAACACTAATCTTTCTTTTAACTCTCCACCTTTTTTAAATCTTAGTAACAATCTTTTGATATATTTAATTCTACTTAGATCTTCATAAAATTCAGTTATACTAATACAACTTGGATTGTTATACATCTTTGTTGCATATAAAATGAAGTTTTCATTATTTAATTTATTTTTCATTTAAAGGATTTTTCAAAATTACGAAGAAGATCATTTACCACTCTTGCTTTTTCAATTTGAGATAAAGTTACTTTTTTATCCCCAGAATTCATTTCTCTCAATGCATAATTGACAACATAATACAAATGTTTCGCACCTACATCTTTATTATATTTATTCTTTTCTTTTAGCTTTTTTAGAGTGTTATAAATGGGCATTAATACTTTATTTTTTATATTTTTATTTCTCATTATAAAATGCTCCACCACTCTTGGTTCATCCGTAGATTCATTTATTCTCTTTTTTACAGAAGATTTAAATTTACTAAATTTGTCTTTAAACTTAGCCAAAGAAGAAACAGGACTCAATGAATATGGTTGAGTCTCTGGTTCTTTTTTAATTTCTTCTGGAGAGGATTGTGCTGGTTTTTCTTTTGAAGCAAAAATTCTTTTTGCAGCTTCACCCGCTATTATTGGTAATACTGTTCTACCAACTCCTATCAAGATTGGAGCAAGCGCGGCAAATTCATTCAGTTTTTTTTTTCTTCGTAAACTGGCGAATCTTCTCCCATTTTACCTGATCGAAGTTTTTTAATATATTTAATTCTTTTTTGTCTTGGTGAGAGTTTACCGTCTTCACCAACCGAACCTTGTTCTGAATTGGGTGATACTGCATTTTTTACTGCACCCGCAGCAGATGCTACTGCACCCACTGCTCTAGCTCCTTGAATTATTGTAGGTAAAGCGGCCGAGAGTGCTGGTAAAAACTCATTTAATTGTTCTTCATTTAAGCTATCAAGAATAAGTTTACCATTCATATAACACATTTCTGTGTTCTTGTCATGGGTATAATTTATTATCATAGTCATTGAAGGTAGATCTTCCCCACGATCAAATCCTTTCATTAGATCTGTAGTGGGAGTAGTTCCAAAGGTATCTCCGTGAAGTTTTACCTTGATTCGATTTTCTCCCTCTACTAACTCTTTTTCCGAATCAAAATCTAAACCAATGTGGTTCAACCGGACACGAAGTTCTCGTAGAGCAAACTTATAGTCACCAGCTAAATATGAACCAGCGAGGAATTTATTTAAAAAGGCATTTATTCTGCTAACAGTATTACCTTCACCTACACGAAATCCACCAAATGAATCGCCATCCACTCTACGCTTTTCTCCAGCTCCTGTACCAAAGCCTGGGGGATATCCTTCGATTCCTTCGGCAGCTTCTTCTAGATTCTTATAAAGGTCTTTAAATTTCTTCATTTTATTCTCCGTTATATTATTTATTCTTTTTCCATTCTATGTATGTGCAATATCTGTGTTTGGCATTCTCCTCCGTGTCTTTACCCTTGATTGCCTTGATTCCCTTGACATTTTTAGCACATTTATCCCTAGAGCTGCGCATTTTCTTTGACATTTTACCTTTGTGTTCTTTGTTTACCACTTCTTCGCTGACAGGAACACAATTTGGGACTTTTCTTCCACCTTTTTTCTTCATTCCTATTGCTTCATATCCCTTCCAACAGGCTTTTTTCAGGGATTCTATCAAAGATTTTTTGAATGGTGAATATCCCTCACAGTTCCATTTGCGAAGAGATTTATTAATTCTTGAATTTGGATCGCGTGCTGTTTTAGCACTGGTTAGTTTTCTCTTCATTCCTTTCATTCTTCGGCAGAAAGATAGACGCCTTTTTGCTTTCTTGGAGCCCTTCTTTAATTTACTAGGTTTTTCGGTAACAGCAGTTTGAAGTTTAGAGCCTGGATTTTCTCTTCTATAAGAGGCAACACCCTTTTTATTCAAACCGCCTTTTGGGTCTTTACCTTCTTTTCTTTGCCATGCCGCTGATTTTTCTAGTAGTAATTTAATTATGCTCATTTGATTGACCTATTGTATGATTTTGAAACAATTCTTACATTTGAACTGGAATTATTGTGTGGATTACCGTCCTCATGGTGAACATCTTTGCCTTTTAGTGCTGTTTTACCATGTTTTCGTATCTTTGCTCTTCGTATCTTATTTCTCATCGCTCTTCGGCGTTTTTGTTCTTTTGTTCCTTGCCATTTATATTCTTTTTTATAATCACGACCAGTTGCTTTATTATATTTAGTTCGTTCAGTCAGAAAGGTTAATGCCAAATTGATATAGTTTTCTTTTTGTTGCTGTTGTTGCATCATGGCATTTGTTTCTTCTGCATCACTTTGCATTTCATCAAACTCTGAAGTATCGTTGTAATCTATATCTTGTTCTACAGGAATGTCAATTTCTTTGCCATTTACTATTATGGTATTGTATAATCCAGATGGATTTTTGGATATATCAGTTAAATCTATATTTGGCAATCCTACTTCTGCTGGAACTATTTGTAAAAATTCCATTAATCTCATGGGATCTCCATCAATATAATCTTTTAATTGTTCAATTAATTGACTAATCTCAAATGCAGTAGATGTATCTTCTGGCGTTTGTGGTGACATTAATTCATTTAAAACTTTACTATATTTAAAAACATTTTCATGAACACTCAACCCTTGTGAACCAACACCTAGCGCCATTACAGACCAATAATTATAAACTTTATTTTTACCCAATTTTTGATTTTCTTTTGATGCAACACTGGTTGATTTAAATCTAATTTGTAATTGCTTAACATCATCTGCAATTTTATCAATAAAGTCTTCATTAATTTCATTTAAATTCAATCCTGTTCCATCTTTATTTACTGAAATTAAATATTGAGCAACTGCTGTGCTGGTTTCACCCTTTTTGCCTGTGTCAAATTTAACTCTACCAGTAGCCGCTTCAAGTAATAGTGCTTTCTTGAAATCTCTACTTTCTCCTAATAAATCTTGAAGCATTTGTTTCGATTCATTGTGTAGTTTTTCATATCTAAGAAGTTTTTTATCTTGTCCTTCCTTTTCACCGCCTGCTAAATATGGTTCTACTGAACCAGATTGTGTTCTATCAGAAACAACAAGATCTTTTAATTTATCAAGAAGAGCGTTTACTTTCTTTTTCAATTGTGGTGTTAATTTTTTCTGATCCATTGTTTGTAGAGCAGTCATTACAGTTGCAGTCGCTTCTCCTGCTGCTTTACCAGACATGAATTGTGATGGGCCGCACTTGACAGAAACACCGATAGTCATTCCACTTCTTCTGTCTTGGAATACTATATCTGATTTTGGGGTATTATCACTTCCACCTTGACTCTCCCAAAATTTACTAAGTGCTTGATCTTTCTTTCTACCATAATGCATGGCAATAAAATCAGATTTTGGGAATAACTTCTTCAGTTGCTGATGTAATTGAATTGCTGCTCTTTGTCCCGCAGGAGCAAGAGTTTGACTTCCTGTATATAAACCATGTTCTTTTGGACCAAGTAAATCTGCTTTTAATTGCCCATCAGCATCCATTCCCTTTATCTCATTAAAAGCACCAACTATACCACCTTCTATATCGGTAGCACTGTGGTCAGAATCTGGAAATGATGATTTTTTGCTGGTAACTTTAACGGGATCTGGAATTTCAACCGGCTCAATAGGCATCTGTGGCTGTGCCTCTTGTGGTTTTTTTCCACCTTTTTCTTTCACTGTTGGTGCATTTTCCACCGCACCGAATAATTCAATTGAGGTTGGTGTATTTACGAAATCTACATCTTTCATCGTGTTTTGAGCAGCACCCATGTTCATTTTATCAGGAGGAGTAATTATAGTATGACGATTCATATCATATGATTCTTTTTTAATAATCATCAAATCATCATTAGTGTTATCACGAACAATTAATATTTGACCCGAAAATGGATTACTTTGCGTTGCAGCTTGGTCACGAGCTCTTTGAGTTCTTTTTCGATCATTTTGATCTCGTCTAACTTCTTGTTTTGTTTTGTGTGCTGGTTTTGGTCGTTTTGGTTTTGATGAAGCTTCCATGATATTTGATGCAATGGTGCTAATAACATTCACATCTTCTCGCAATCTACTTCGATTTGCTCTTTGGACTCTTTTTGTTTCTCCAGATATGACTTTTGGTAATATTGATTTCACCATTCTATTCAAAACTGGTTTTCTCTTTGAAATCATTTTATCAATCATATATCTTTGAGAGATTGATAATTTTCCTGCTTTTTTCCCAAATAATCTTTTACGGAGAATACTTTTAACTTGTGAGTATGCTCTTCTTTTCAATACAGTTATATTTCTTCTTGATCGAGAACGAATGCGACGAGTCAGCGCTCTTCTTTTTGCAGTTCTCTTTGCAGCTCTAGATTCTTTCATTCTTGTAGCAATTGAAGCAACCGCTTCTGTTATAAATTGTTCTTTCAATTTTTTATTACTCGCTTTCTTTGCTGCTGTTGCTGCTTTCTTTTTGTTTCTTCTTGCGATGATATCTAATTTTCTTTTGGTTTTAATATCAGCAATTTTTATATCTTGATTTGTTAAATCTTTCATTAGTTTATCATGATTTACGCCTCGTGGTAACATAGCTCGGACATACTCTTCATCTCCAGCTCGATGTCTTTTTCTGATTTTTCCAGCTTTGACGACAGATAGATCGCCGGATTTAACTCTGCTTAATTCCTCATCTCTACCTAAATCTTGTTCTGCTCTTGGTTCTCCTAATTGATGAAAATTTACTGAAACAGGATGAACTGTTTTAGAATCAGAACCTAGTAAACCACCATATTTTTTAATGTGTTTTTCTATACTGGAACGCAATCCACCTTTTGCTAACTGATCAGAACCAAGTCCAATTGTTATATGATTGATTCCATGTTTTTCAACTATATGTGTCAAGTGATGAAATGGTGTGTTGTGCTTTGATGGTATAATTTGTAGATTAATATCTTTTATTGATTTATCTTTGAGAAGGTATTTGTGTATATCTTTAATATATCCTTCTTTTTGTTTATGTGAGAGTGGAGCATTTTCTGTTTCTTCTGAACCACCAAATCCCTGAAAAAAATGTGTGTGGCCGGAGGAAATGGCGTGTTTAGCTCCCTGTCTTGTCATTTCTTCATGTGCTAAAGTTGGGGGATTATATGCACCAGTTACCAAAAATGCTTTATTCATTAAATACCTCTAGTTTAAAATATGTATGTTTCAAAAAAAAACCAGAGGAGTTTCCTCCTCTGGTCTTCTCTGATTTTTTCATTAAAGTCCTGTATAACCTTCTATTACTTTTTGATTTATAAAAAGAGTCTTTAATGGTTTAGAATCAAATACTATATCAGGAACGCTAGCTCCAGAGTCTAGTATTGAAAAATATCTAAATGAGCAATTTGGAGCCAGTTGTACTCTTGGGTTTGTTGAAAAGTTTGGAGTACAATAATACCAGACCCTTGAAGATGCACCAACAGTTCGTGTTGCTTCTTGACATGGATTTACAGTGAATGTTCCAGAATTAATTTGTAACAATCCGGTAATATCTACTCCATGATCTATAGTTACTACTGGATTAAATTTATCCAATTCACCGAGCATTTTCAAATTGGCGACGGTTGTTCTTGTTCCAGAGTCATAACCAGTCGCTCCACTGTATTCTTCCCGTTCAAATAGTAATGTATTTGGAGAAGATATAGAACCTGATGATCTTATTGTTAGTCCACCGCAATTTGCACCAAAATCAGCACCTCTATACACTTTGGCAGTAACACCATTTCCTTGTATAAAGATTGCCTCTTTCTCACCAGAAACGGCATTATCATCTCTTGTAAAAATATTAGTTTCTCTGCCAAAGATTAAAGTAGTTTGGGCAGTTGGTGCCACCTCAAGAGTCGGTTTATTATCAACTCCACCCAAGTTTGTTTCTACAGTGTCTCCTAAAATTATAGTCTCACTTCTTACTAAAGAAGGAGTCACTGCATCATATGCGTATCCACATTGAATTGTACGCACATCGCCACGGATATCAATTACACATTGAGGAGCTGTGCTAGATCCGAATGGGATAGGAACTGGAGCATTTCCTAGTAGATGTGTTTTAATAGTAGTATCAGTTCCTGTAGATTTTATGTAAACTGATGGAATAGTGCTTCCTTTTTCTGGTCTTGATTGATATTTTTTATTAATAAAAATATTTTGTGCAGATACACCGAGTGGTGTGCTTTGTGAACCAATATCTAACTCAAAATTTGGTGCAATGAAAACTAAATCTAATCCACCAGTTAATGAACCTTCTGGTCCATAAAGAGGATTAGATAAAGTGTTTCCAGACCAATCAAAATAAATACTATCTCCGCCAGTAGGAACACCAGTTCCTTGTGGTGGTAAAGTTGCTCCTGCTAATGGATACACGGACCAGTTTGCAGATAGTCCAACATTAGTATTATTGTTTCCGATCCAGTAATATGTTGACATGATTTCTCCTTAGATTAGACTATATCTATTTCGTATGAACCGCTGAGTAGTATACTAGGTGCTTTATCCGATGTTATACCAAATGGAGTTATGATACTTGCGCCACCTACTTCATTTGCTGCACCAACTATGAAACCATCTCCAATAGTTGAGTAAATTATAGGAAAATATCTATTCGCACTATCCGTATACAGTAATGGATGGAATTCATAATTAAGATTTTTAAAGAAAACCTTCTCAGAATCAACGTATGCAGTAACTATACTTTTTCCAGAAACTGTTACATTTTCGCAACTAATTCCAGAGAAAAGATCAACTTCTATGCCAGCTGAGTTAATAAACGCCCCTCCGACAGATGATATATTTAAGTTGGTAATTGCGGAGATTGGACCCTGTGGACCGGTTGTTCCATAGGTTGTACCATTCATAGTGAACTGTGCTCTTATGGATCCTGATGGTATAGCATAGGTGTTGTGTTCTAGTGAGAGATTGCTAAAACTTATTCCTCTACTAAAGTTTAGATAATGACTAGATTCACTGCCATTAATTATGAATCTATTTAATCCACCTAAAGTACAAAATCTACCAAAATAGATGCTGGAATTAAATTTGTTGGCAGAATCAGTATTTATTCCACCACTTAGGGTGATTGCTTGATCTGATTCTACACCTAGATAGATGTTACATCTTGCAGGATTAGATGTTGCGGTTAGATTTAAACCACTAGCAGATCCGGTTAAAGTATAATTAACTCTATCTGACGCAGTAGCACGCGGTGATAAATTTATAGGACAAGATGAATTCAAAGATTTAACATTAACTATAGCTGAGAATGGTGTTGGTGAATCTATATTTTTGATACCCTTGCGTAGAAACATAGAACCTGCGTATGCTTGTAAAAAATTAGCTTCAGTTCCGCCACCGATATCTCTACCAAAAGTCTCCTCAACTATTAATTGATTTAATACTGTATGGGTAATTCCAGCACCAATTAACCCAGCTGGTCCATATACCGGATTCCATCCAGAACCAAAATTTGCAAAAATTACAGTATCTCCAGCTGTTGGACCACTGTTAGCAGCCGGCGGTACACTTGCTGTTAATCCTGGTCTAGTTAATGTCCAATTTGATGTAGTTTGAACATTATTATTTACTGCGCCTCTCCAATATAATGTTGCCATTTAGTTCTTCTCCTTGATATCTATAACCTTTATATTGCTTTCTCTTACCCGACATTACTTCATACAATGCAGCTCTACTAAGATTATTTTTCTTGCAATATTCAAGCATATTATCAATTTTAACAACATTATTATTAATATCTGTAAACAAATAGAAGTGTCCAACTGGATTTTCTATTTTTTGCCATTTCCAGTAACGACCATCTTTCACAAATTCACCACCATTTTGCTCTAAAAACAAAGATCTCCAATAATTGCTGCGCGAATCATCATTACAAGCAGTCCAAGTATTAGAATTTTTTTTATTCACTTCTTCAATTTTTAAAATTTTCATAGTAGAATTTCACTTATATATTTATCTTTTATATTTTTTAGGCTCAAAATGTGATCTATCGTTTTTTCTTCAAAAACCTGACATGTCCCATCTTCGCATGAAATTAATATTTTTATTTTTTTAATTTTTTCGTTCGTCATCTCTTGCCACATCAAGGCATATGCTGTGGCTTGAGTGAAATAGTTTTCAATGTCTTTTTTAAACTTCGGCTTTGTGCTTCCTTTGAAGTCTATGATTGATAAATCACCGTTATATTCTGCTATGCAATCAACTCTTCCAGCTAATTCTAAAGTTTTGCTCCATAATGGAAATTCTAAACAACGAATATTGTTTATCTTATCAATTTCAGACTTTAAAGTAAAAAACAGATCTCTCTCATTTTCTGTATATTGAGAGAGATCTATTTTTTCATTATTGAGGTATTTCTCAATAATAGAATGCAGTGTATTGCCTCTGGAGCAGACTCTTTCAGACTCAGCAGGATTATTTTTTCTCCATTCGGCAAAAAACTGTTTCTTTCCGTGTCCGGTTACAGTTGTAACCGATGGGAATATTCCACCGGGGGTCACATAAAATCGTTGGCCACCTATTTCTTTTCTTTCTAGATTAACAGGTTCAATCTTTGGTGGTAAATGATGAAAATTCCCAATCACAATCATAATATAATTAATTTTCTTTTCTTGTCAATACTTCACTTGCTTCTTTTTTTAATCTAACACCTTCTCTTGTTTTTAAAAATTTATTGACATGAGTATTTATCAGAGCTTTCATGCTTTCTGAAACTACACCACCGTATTCATTTCCAGAGCCTGGTTCTAGACCAAATGCGCTTATATTTTGTCTTGGTTGAACAGATCTGGTGTATTTTGATTTATCTCTTTCTGATTTATTCGGAGTAGTCAATGTGTTGCTAGATCCAGTTGGTTTGATAATATCTTCTTCCGGTTTAGATTCTTCCGGTTTAACTGAAACTCTTCGTGCTGCTGGGGGAGTTTGCTGTACAGGTAAATTAGGTGATGTTGGTCTTGTTGCTAATGGACCACCAGGTCTTGTTGCTAATTGTGTATTAGGTCTTGTTGCTAATTGTGTATTAGGTCTTGTTGCTAATTGTGTATTAGGTCTTGTTGCTAATTGTGTATTAGGTCTTGTTGCTAATTGTGTATTAGATGTTGTAGCAGCTCTATTTAAATTTCTTTTAACTCCCGATAGGGCTCTATCTTTCAACATAGGAGATTGTGTTTTAATAGCTGCTTTTGCGATTCTTAATGTTCGTGCTGTTCCCAGTGATCCTTCTTTTATCTCTTCGTTCTCGTATACCGAGTTGGAACCCAAACCAAGAGCATTTCTTGCCCTATATGACCAAACTGGCTCGACGCTTGGTGTTTTAATGCTTTGTCTCGACTCGGCTGGCTTAAAATCAATTAATCCACTTTTTGGCTCTAATGAATATGGATCAATTTGTGTTTTTTTATCACCTGTTGTATCTGGACTTATTATTGCTGCCGCCGCTAATGCTTTATGATATTCCAATTCACGCCTTAATTGTTTTATGAGTTTTTTAGACTCGTGAATTGGTCCATCTGGATTATTTTGTTCTACTTTTTTATTTAACCAACCTAGAAATAATTTTTTATTCATATTATTTTTCTCCGTACTTGACATGTCTAGTTTTAATTTTTATATGTGGATATTCGTCTTTTAGAGAAGATACCGCAGTTACATTTTCGTGATTATCATCAAAAAATTCCAAGTGAGAATATTTCCCTGTGTTTAAATGTTTTTTAATAATATTTGATTTTGCAGATGGAGTTGAGCTTCCTACCGTTGTTATTCTAACTCGCTCTGGATGATACAGTCCTTCTCGCTCTAAATATTTTTGAATTGGTTTTTTGGCCCTATTACCCCTCGCAGTGAGAATCATGAAAGTTCTTTTTTTCTTTGAGAGATTTTTTAGTATCGTGTGTATCTCTTTTATTCTTTGTGGTTTGATTACACGATCAAATTCAGAAAAATCTGTTTGTTCGTGTGATTTTGCTCTATATCTAGAAAATTGAGATGGGGATAATTTTCGTGTTCTTCCTGTTTTATTGTTACGAATACCGACTCTTGATTTAGATGTTGCGACAGTATCATCAAAATCAAAGACCCTTAATTTTTCTTCTGTTATTCTTGTATTTCTCTTTAATAGGTCTTTATCATCTCTTCTTGGTTTAATTTTTCCACTCTTTACCAATGAAGAAACTATTGAAGCTATATTTGTAATAGCTGATCTGTTTGTTACATCATTTGATCTTCTACTATTTTTACCTTCTGCTCCAACACCATAAGATATATTTGTTATATATCTATCAATTGCATCATTAGTTGGTTTAACTATACCTTTTGAATTATAAAAAGCAACTTTGGCATCTTTTTCTCCGTAGGGAGAATACAATGTTTTTGCCTCTGTTATTTTTGTTATTAATTCGTTTAACCTAACCATCTTCTTCCAGATTTATTCGATGCTGAGTCTAAATTTCCGTGATATCTTTTTGGTAATTTACTTTTCATCTTTGTCATTAACTCATTCCACTGACCACCTGTTGCTTTATTTGGTGTCAGGGTTGCATCTGAATTCAACGCTGGAGATAGAGATGAGTAGTCTTTAACTATTTTTCCCTTTGTTTTGCAGTGAGGGCATTCTTCTTTGAGTGGTACTTCTCTCTCATCTATCTTCAGAAAGCGTTCGAATTCTTTATTGCAACCTTCACATAAAAATCCATAATTAGGCATAATAAATTATTGTCCTCGGTTTTGTCTTGCTGCTTTCATTTCAGCCATTCTTTGTAGAGTACGATCAGCAGCATTTTTTTCTGCTGGTACTGGTCCAGCGCCTGCGCCACCTTGAGCTCTTGCTTGCTTTCCTTGAGCGAGTGCATTTCTGGAACGCATTCCTGCGTTATTTCCTTCTGGAGCTTGAGGTAGTGTTGGATTTTGTCTTCTGTTCGCTAATCTCTCTCTGCTATTGCCAGAAGCTGTTTGTCCTTTTCCCCCACCTGGTGCCATTCTTGGATTTGATGCCATATTAATTCTCCTTGTTATTTGTATTTATTCTTCTTGGTTTTTTCTTTTTACGCTGTAATATAAATTGTGTAACTCTACTAAATCCTTCTTCATCATTATATGTTTTTTGCTTTATTGAAGTTGTATGAGTTCTTGATAGTTTTTTTACCATATATGAATATAACTTAGATCTATCTCGATAATCACCCAATTCACTAAAATCATCTCTTGCGTTAAATCTGATTATGTCTGGATTATGAGCTTTAATATGGTGTTTAACTGCTGAAGAAAGACCTCTAAAAACCTGAGCTGCGGTTGATGTTCTGCTACGATCTTCTGGTGAATCTCGTGAGAGCATACCATCAACATCAAACATTATATCAGATCTACTTTTTCTATCTTTTCTTGTTTTTGATTTATGATTTATTTTTATCTCTACATCATTACCGCCATTAGTTTTAAACGCATAGTAATGATTACCCGATTCAGTTCCATCTTTATGAACTATTTTTTTGTTTACACGATCAAATTTAACTCGCGGAGAAAATCTATAGGATATATTTTTTGCATTTCCTATTCGTCCTCTATCTATTCCTCTGCTAATGAGGGGATATATTTTTGGATGGTAATGTGGATAATAATCGCCCCGATAATCTCCTGTAGACCCAATAACTTCATCATGAATTTGTTTTGAAACAAATTTCCCAATTGGTGATTTTTTATGATAAATGGGAATAGAACCGCTACTTGTTCTTCGTTTAACTCCCTCTAACAATGATTGAAAATAACCTTTGTTCATTTTTTAATACTCTTGGCATAATTACTCAACACCGCATGATCTCTTTCTAGTCGGGTTATTACGCCTGGTGCTACTAGTTTACCAGATTTTGTCTTTGCCGGATTTGTATATTCTTTTCTATTTAAAAATTCTTTAAGAGCTGCTTCGTGATTTCCTGCATTAAAATGTTTTCTGAATGTAGGAGAATCGGTTACATGACCTCTATAAACACCACTGACTAATACAGATTGTACATCTGCCGGATAGGCGTGTAGATTTGGTATCATCTTGACTGTTCTATTTAAATGTTCATCATAGTCTGCATCAAATAACTTTGTCGCTTGTTCCTTTGTTAATGAACCACCCTTCATAACAGATGAGCGGATACTTGATCCAGATTTACCAAACGCTCTTGCAAATGATGATTGTGAGTTTTTTGCTTGAAGATTATGACCAACGCCGACAGTCATGAGTCCTTTTGTATCTTTATAAACTTTTAGTCGTATTCCCTCGTCTTTCATCACCATTTTCTTTATTACATCATGATGATATGTTTTTTGTTGAGGTGCTGCTTGCGTAGTTTGTTGTGTTGGCACTGGTGCTTTTGTTCCAGCCATCATGGAAGATGCTGCTGCGAAGGCCAAACCAACTCCAGCAAGCTTTCCTAACATACTTTTTTCTTGTAGATGTTGTTTAAATGATTTCATTCGTCGTAAAATTCTGGATTTTCTTTTCCGTATATTCTGATTAACTGTCCGGCCACAGCATTTGCTTCATTTTCATGTGGAGATCCCGTGCTACCATCTAATTTGGCAGGATCATCTATTTCTTGGTGTTGCTTTTGATGAACCATTTCATGTGCAATACTTCTGCAAATATCGAATACGGCTCTATTTCCACAGAGAACCTTCATATCGCCAGAATTTAAATCATAACTGGCAGTAGTCATTTCCGGTTCTCTTTTAGATAGCATTATTATATTAGGTTTCTTTTCCAAACCAAGATGAGATGAAGCAAAATCAACAAAATGAGTGATTCTTGCTTTTTGTTTTTCTTCTTGAAGATAGGTTTTAAATGTTTTCATCTAGACTCTTAAAATATTCTATTTGTTTTAATCTTTTTAAAGCGGCATCGTGTGAATCATATGTTCCTAGCACTTTACCCTTTTTACTCATTATAACATATTTATCATCTCTCTTAACTATAGTTTCCATGAGAATATATTCATCTTCTTCTATTATGTTTCTATTCATTCTACATTGACGACCTTTAATACATCTATCGCAATTGCATCTATGTTTTTTTGGTTGTCCATCTCTAGTTTTCTTTTTAGAATCTATTTCTTTATATTTTCTTTTCAATTTTCTATTTTCTCTTCGATTGATTTTATTTTCAAATAAACTGCTAAACAGATTCTTGAATTTTTTCATAATATTTCTCCAAACACATTTATTTATAAATAGCTACATGAATATAAAACCATTTAGATCATATATCGAAGAAATGACCGCCAGACAGGGATATGGTAGCGATAAACCACTAGAGGACGCTATAGCTCGTTTAAAAGCTCGTTTAGAAAAATCAAGTAGTAATAAACCTACTAAGGAATCCCCTAGGGTCATGAGGGCGGGTAGTCCAGTACCCCCGCCTGAAAAACCAAAGGGTAAGCGACCTGGAAGAAATTCTTAAAGTTTAGCTCTGGTTAAACTTATTATTTTATTTAATTGTAAATCACATTGTGCGGTTCTTTGCTTGCCCGGCCAAAATATATAATCTTTATCACCATTTTTCTTGATATTTAATAGCAATGGTATAATTGCCTTTTCAATTTCAAGCATTCTGGCTTTTACTAGTTCATCATATTGATTTTTGACCGCGATAGCACCCTCGCAGGTTGAATTTATTTCTAATATTAGATCTAATTTTTCTTTAATGGCATCAATTTCTGCTGAATTTTTATTTACTATGCCATTTAATTCAGATTCATTTACGGCACTGAATCCAAAATCTGATCCAGCGGACATATATTGTTGAAGAATATCGTCTGGTATATTAGAAAACATTGACATAAATAATTTCTTTCTAAAGTATATATATTAGGGAGATTAGTATGGCATCAAATATTAAATTTAAGAGAGGCGTTGGTACACCAAGTGGTTTAACTTTAGGTGAACCAGCATACGATTTAAGTAATAATAAGTTATTTATTGGATTGACCTCATCTTCCATGTGGGTAGGCGCCGAAGTAGACAATGGTGATCTAACCACAAATAGTCAAATTAAAATACCAACTCAATATGCCGTCAAACAATATGTTGATGGATTTGTCGGTGGCGGTGCGGTAACTACAGTCAACGGTGCCACCGGAGCTGTAAATATTGTTGGTGGATCTTCTATAAATGTAACAACTGTTGGTAAAACTTTTACGATAGATAATCAAGGTGTTCGTAGTATTTCAGGAACCAGCAATCAAATATCAGTATCTGGTGCAACTGGTGATATAACGATAAGTATTCCAAGCTCACTTACAGTGCCTGGTAGTTTAAATGTCAGCACCGATCTTACGGTTTCTGGCAATTTAACCATTAACGGAACAACAACTACGGTAAACAGTAATGTTTCTACGATTGATGATCCTATATTACTGATAGGAACATCAGGTGGTGTTCCTATCTCTGCAAGCGATGGTGGAAAAGATAGAGGAATTGCGTTTACATATTATGATGGAGCGGCAGGAAGAACAGGATTCTTTGGATTTGATTCTAGCACCTCTAAATTTACATATATTCCAATTGCTACTGTAGATTCTGAAATCATAACATCTGGAACGCCTGGAGATGTTCAATTTAAGTCATTGTATCTGACTACAGATGGTACAAATTTGGGTGGATTGACTCTTGCAAATTTAGCTTCTAGTAGAACATATACCCTACCCGATCATACAGGTACAATCGTTGCGCCATCTGATCTAGGAACGAATAATTATATTTTGAAAGCAAGTGGTGTTACTTTACAACCGACATGGGCGGATCAATCTACATTGTCAGTTGGATCAGCAGCAACTTTAACAACAGCAAGAACAATTGGAATTACTGGTGACATCGACGGTGTTGCAACTTCTTTTGATGGTTCGACAAATATTACAATAAGTGCAACAATTGCCGCAAATTCTGTCGCATTAGGCACAGATACGACAGGTAACTATGTATCAACGATATCATCATCCAGCACCGGTCTTTCTGTTCAAAACTCTGGCACAGAAACCGCAGCAGTTACTATAGATTTTACCACTATAACCAGTGGTTTAAATATGGGAACATTTACATTTGCTACTTCCGAGTTTATAAATACATCAGGAACAATATCACTAGGAGTGATTGATGGCGGATTCTATTGAAAATTATTAAGGATTAGTTATGCAACAAGCGAATTATCAAGAAAAAATAGTTATACCAACACTTCAAAAGAAAATTCTAGATTTACAATCTTCAAATTTATTTCTTGAAGTTTCTCTGTTGGTTGAACAAAATAAACTAAAAGACATTCAAACTTTTTATCAAACAGAGCTAGAAACATACGAATCTAAAATTAAAGGTAATTCAGAAACCAAAAACAGATTGAACTCTTTAAGTGATGAAAACACCAAAAATATTCAGACCATTGAAAAGATGCAAAACGAATTGAATCTACTCGCTGAAAAGATAGCAAGAGAAATTAGCATTAAAGACAATATCGCAAAAGAATATATTTCTTTAAAGAACAACTACGATCTTCTAAAAATAGAAAATGAAGATTTAAAGAAAAAAACAAATAATAGAAAAAAGAAAGAAGAGGTAGTTTATGATGGCGAAACTTACTGAAAGTAAAATAAAAAACCTAGCACATGATGCTGGATATACATTTGATGGTAAGCATTGGGTTCACGATAAAACAGGTGATAAAAAAACCACAGATGAGTTATTATCTAAACTCGCGCCAAAAAAGAAATCAGTCAATTCTCTGATAACAGATAAATTAAAAGCAACTCGATCCCAAAAACCAAAAAAGTAATTTCTTTAATCTGGCGTTCTAATAGATTTATAAGATTGAGTATAATTATTTGCGCTATTTGGCTTGCTTTGTAAAGCCTTCGATAATCCATATCCACCAGCTGCTCCTATAGCAGCAGCAAGACCAATTGAGGTCAATGGTCTTTTTCTTATAATTGGTCTAATACCACGAGCCGCGTGCTTGGTCATCATGCTAACACCTGTTGCGGCATGCATAGTCCCAGCAGTTGCCTGTTTGATGCCTGGAATTGATCCACGAACGGCAGATACGCTTCCAGAAATAATATTACGAATTCCCTCTAATCCGACTTTTGCTCCGCGAATTATGCCTTGTTTGGCATTATGTTTTACTTTCGCTTCATACAATTTTCTGGTGCTATCACGATTTGAAAGTTTCTCGTAGAGATCAAGTCTTAAGTTTTGTTTTAGTTCTATATTAGTCATGATTCAATTTTCACCTATCTGTGATTTTGCTCTTTCGATACCCACTCGTCTTCTGCCTATTTTAGATATTTTTTTCAAATATTCAGCAACATTTGAGTTTATCCATTCAGAACTACCGCCCGTGTTGGCTCGTGTAATAGCGAGTTTTGATGTTGTCTGAAGCCTGGGTATTTCTCTTTCAGACTTTTTTATATAATTCGTCAGTGTTCGTTTACTCAACTCGGTCAACAAGTGCTCTTTTAGCTTTTGTTTTGATTCCAAAACATCTTTTCCAACTAATTGTCCCTTCGCTCTCTCTATTCCTTTTTCCTGACGACCTCTTCGGATGAATCCAGATGTTATCATGTTTGCTAAAAGGCTCGCTCGTTTTCTATATTCAGACGATTTCCATTTGTCACCTTCGATATTTGCTCTATCTGATCTATATTGGTGTTGTCGTGCGGCATATAATTTTTGTTCGTCTGCTTTTCTTGTTGGAACATATCCTTGTTTTATCATTTCACCGCGTTTTGCGACATATGAACGAAGAGTCGCATCACTCAATTCGTTTATTTGCTCTTTGGGTTTTTCTATGTCCACAATCGCCTCCAACAATGACTTTTGTGCCTTTGGTTTTACGATTGGTTCGGCGGGAGCCAGTTTCGCAACCTTCTGAAGATTCTTTAATACCGATGCCTTTGAAATAGGCATATTTCCATTCGTTAGGGACTCTCTTATGTTCATATTATTTACCTCTTGATTTTGGTTCTAGTTTTAATGTAAATTTATTACCGAGTGTTGGATGATATACTAATTTTTCATGTTGAGAAGGAACATAGATTTTACCATTCAAGTTAGCTCTTGATGCTTTTGATACACTTGGCATTTTTTTGCCAGGTTCTATACCATATTTGTTTCGGTGAATATTCACTAATCTAGTATAATGATTAACATCAGAATTAAAATCTCTCATTGCCGCTCGATCATTTTGTTTCGTTACCTTCTTCAACATCTTCGATGCGCGGTTCAGTCTGGTTAAATAGAAGTTATGATCTCTTCGATGTTCATTGTAATCGGCTGCATCAATTATTCCGGCGACAGGATGATTTATGAGACTCAATCCTCGTCTGTGTGCAATCTTTAATTTTCTCATTTTGGCTAGTCTTGCCCACACGCTCGCACTTCCTTTTGTCTGTATATTATCACTCTCAATCGTTTTTCCTAATTTATCCGCAATCATTGCATATACTTTAGGCATCAGATTCTTCACTTTTGCCTTTCCGCCTCGGTGTGCAGGGTGTATGGAAGGCCCTTCCGGCACCACCTTTTTTCCATAATGACCGAGAGGAACATTACCAATCGTCTTGCCATTATGAGTGATGAATGCCGTGCTAGAATCGCGTTCATCCTGATGATGATGAATCTCGTAACGACCTATTTTACCCAATAATCGCGGACCTTGAGTGTGTATATATCTCTTCGATGTCGTTTGATTATTAATAGTCGGTTCTTCGGTAATGTATTGAATAAAGGTTTTCATGATCGTTTCGTTAGAATCCCAATCGCTCTCTTGATTCCCTTCTCGTATCTCTTTTGCTTGCCAATGAGTTTTCCTAATTTCGACACTGAACCTTTTGTTTTCTCTGCAACACGAGTCGCCTCGTTAGGTCGTCTAACCGCTTCTCGGGATATATTACTCAATTGATTTTGAATATTATCACCCACATCACGAATTGCCTGTAATCGTGAAGGTGTCTGCTTATTTCTCTTTGAGACATAGCTCATGAGTGCTCTTCTACCCGCCAGTGTGTCACCGAGCTCATTTAGTAAATCTTTGTTCTCTGGGTCTACAATCGTCAATGCTCTTCTCATACCGGTGCTCATTCGACCAACTCTATTTTTGACTCTGCTACCATATTTTAAAAGAGAACTCGATTGTTTCATAGCCGTGTCCATCCGTGCAGGATCACCCGAAAGTCGTGCCGAGATCAAACGACTAGTCATTGCGTCGGTTTTAGAAGTCAATCCCTGAATAACTTGAACACCTTTTTCCAAATGTGGTTCTCTCTTCATCAGATAACGAGTCAATGCCGCTTTACCAGCCGGAGTGTCACCGAGTTCATTTAGGACCATTTCATTATTTTCTTTCATGTTCCATGAATGACCATACATGACTTGCTTCCAGCGATTGCCATATTGTTTCTTGAATGATGCCTTTACTTTTGGATTGGATGCCCATTTCTCTTTACCGGGAGCAGCCATTTCATTTAGACGATTTTTATAATATTCGATCATTGACATATTATTTCTCCATATATTCTATGTATATGTTGATTAAAGATGCAATAAAATGGGAAGTAGTTTCATTGCTGAACACAGATGGCATATATCGTGTTCAAAATGAAAGAAATAAAGGAAAATATAGGTAAATGCCATATTTCCTTATTGAGAGGGCATATATCGGTATAGAGTAGAGAAAAGAGTGGATAGATGGGTCAGCGTGTGCAAAATGGTGGAAAATGGGTGTGGCTTTCGGGGTGGTTGGAAAGGCTGGGGGCAATGTGGCATTTAGGCATTTATAGATCACCCCTCAAACAATCTCTCCAGCTTTCTCTCTACCCTCGCAGGAACCGCATACCACGAGCGAGATCGAAATGTATCAGGCATTTCAGCCAATATACGCCATGATGGCTGACGAGCATTGAATGTTCTATGTTTTCTATACATGTGATACAAATACACATATAGATGAGCTTCACGAATATACTTCTCTGTATTGATGGGAAGATTCCATTCCTGAATCAGTTTTACAGCCCTCTTATCACATTTCCATTCCATATGGGCGGCGATGCGAAAGGCATTGATGATTCTGGGGGAAAGGCAAATATCTCCCATCACATATCTTTCGCAAATAGCTAATGCCTTTGTCTCTCGATTCAGTTGTTTCGAGGTGCTCTCGAGCCAGTCGAGAAAATGACAATATTCGTGTAGCAGGGTTTCAAACCAATTTGCAGCTCGTTTAGCTACGCGAATCACTCGCCTAGAATCATCAAAGAATCCAGTGCACCTATATCCAGAACCCGTATTTACCTGATAGGCATTGGCAAATATCAGTTTGAAATTATATTCTTTGAGATGAGTACGAACATGTTGAATAAAATCTTTCGATATCTTCATGACACATTCTCCATTCATATGTAGATTCGCTGAAGTAGCATGACATATGATTTGTGAATAATGAAACACAATATTGACAAATCACTATCATCGAACGCTCTTGCGAGCGTTGATGGGGGGCTGGGTTTAGCGGGCGATGATGTCAATGAACCGATTGAGCATGACGCGAGACTTGTTCTTATTCTTCGCGTCCTTCAGCAGCGCCTTGGTGACCTGATTGACCGTGGCACCGACAGAGATGTTGTTGAGTGCCTTGTTATCGGCAGAGACATTCATATCGGTGGCGCTGATGAGGAACCGATGAGAGTATCCACCATTGCCGGGAAGCGCCTCGGCGAATCCGAGCGAATCCCAAGTGCGAATAGCTTCCTGCATCGCCTTCTCGTTGGTCACCGAGTGCTCCTGCCACGACGCCTTCTGACCATCGAGCCTCTTGTTGCAGAGAAGGTAGAACCCGATGGCATTGGTCTTGGTGCGATCACGGAAGATGCGAAGCAGAGTCTCGGTCGAGTTGTACGATCCGATCGAGGCCTCGTAGGTCTTACGAGTGACCGGATCAATGATGTAACCCTTGGTCTTGTAGAACGAATCAGAGTAGGGAAGATTGTTGCCACTCGACTGACCATCCGTGAGGAAGATCGTATTGACGATCTGAAGCTTGTTCGCAGCGCGGAACTGCGGCACCATGTCCATCGCAGCGACGATGCACTCATCGAGCGGAGTAGAACCGAGGTAATACTGCGACGGGATCAGATAGGAGCTGTAGAAAGAAGCAGCGTATGCGAGACGGAACATATTGTCGATGCCGGTCTTCCACTCGTTACCGGTCATACGCGAAGACAGGAAGTTCAGGAGCATGAACGCGCTGAACGAAGCCGGGGTGGCCTTACCGAGTTTGTTCTCGGTCCAGAAATCCTTGCGATTGAAGCTCGGACCGGAAGTGTTGGCGCCCGACGATGCGATGGAATGGTTGACGGGGCAGGAGGTGAAGGCGTAGACCTCGAAAGGAATGTTGACCTTGCGGCAGAAGAGAGTGAGAATCACGAGCTGCTTCACGGTATCCATGAGAATCGGAGACATCGAAGAAGACCAGTCGATATACATGACGAGTCCGTGGCTCTTGCCATCAGCAACAACGGCATTGCGACGGAAGATGTCTTCGCTGAACTTGTAAGACATCATGCGAACCGTGTCAATGACACCGCTGCGAGCAATCGAGGTGCGCTTCGCACGATCTGCCGCCTTGCGCATCTCAAACTGCTTCACCATGTCGCTGACGATGGGAGCAGATTCTGCCATGAACGAGATCATGACGGAACGATACGCCTGCTCGCTACTCTTCAGATCATGAAGCCTGCTGGTCTTCACCGGACTGTCTGCACCACTGAGGACCTCGTTTCGATAAGATTCCATGTCACGGGCAACATTCTTGTAGTCCCACACGATGTTGTCGAGATTAGGCGTATCGAGAACACCATAGGAAACACTGCGAGTGTTGCCACGGTGCTGATTCATGCTCTGATCGAAGGCCTTCTGCGTGAGAGAACGCGCCGGAACCTGCGTCATGGTCTGACAGGGATCGAAACCGATCGAGGACTGATCTTCACCGGGATCGGAGTCATCTCCATTATCCTCGCCGCTGTTGCCGTTGCCTGAGGAATCGGACTTGGCCTGATCGTTGGACGGCTGAGACGAGACGGATTCCGAATCGTCACCATCTTCTCCCGGCTTACCGGGAACCATAGCCGCAGCGAGATGCTGCTTGCGCTCCGTGTCGTTACGAGTATTGCCACAGTAGGAGAACAGCTCGGACGCGATGACAGTGACCTCATCGAACGACTTGGCCGCAGCGATGCGGTCAACGAACACTTGCTCCGCAGGAGTGAAGATGATCTGCTGCGGGCACTGCGAACCGAGCTTGAAGTGAATGTTGATGCGGTCGAGAAGCGGAAGATCGTTGATGTTCGTACCCTTGAGTCCGAAGAAGTCCCGATCAATCATCTCCTTATACGCATTGAAGAAGTCACGGCGAAGACCGGGGAGCTTGTCCTGAACAAGGCGCTCGATACGAGCATCCTCAACGACATTCAGGTAATCCATGGCGACCTCGACATTGCCCTTGCCGCCGATGTCGAATGCGGCCGCGATACCTTCCGCAGCTTCGTCGCGTTCAGTCCACGGAGTGTAGAGAGCGTGACCGATCTCATGCCCGATGAGCATATCGTAGAGACTGTCGCTCATGTTGTCCCAAGTGGGAAGAGTGAGAACGCGATCCCGCGTATCGAACATCGCAGTACGCGCCTGCGGATTGTGCTCGACCGTGAGGTTTTCGCCAGCGAGAAGACGAGCGAGAAGGTCCTTGGAAGTGGTGGAAACGGTAGTAGTGGTCTGTGCCATAGTGGGTACATTGTACCAAATATGCGACAGGCACGCAAGAACTAGGTATTCTATACTTAAGTCCTTATGGCACAAGCACTTACGCCCATAAGTCCGATAATCAAATGAATGTGGATAACTTGGGGAAAACCGGGATGCCTAACACTATCATCATAAGTCCTTGTGGGATAAGGACTTAAGATTCGTTTGGCGTAGGGCTTGCACAAAGCTGGGGATTTGGTACAATGTGCATCTGGCGGGAGTTCCGCCACGGCGAGTCGTATGCCGCAATCGTTCGCAAGTGTTCGGAGTTTCAATCGTATGTCTTCCATGTCTAACAAGCAGGCTTCTTTCATCAACGCTCTCGCTACCATCACCACTGTTTCGCCCGTGTCGCGTCAGGAGCTGCTCGCGGCGGCCAACAGCATCGGGCAGAAGTTCCCTCCGGCTTGGATTGTGAAGGATGCTTCGCGTCACGCTGGTCGTGGCAAGTTCCATGTCCCCGAGATTCAGGGCAAGACTGTTGCTGCTCCTGTTGCTGCACCCGCGCCGGTGGCAACTGTCATCGCATCTCCTGTTGTTTCGGCCAGCACGGTCACGCTGACCGGCACCAAGGGTGTCGCTGCTACGATTCTCGGCATGACGGGTGGTGATCGCGCAACTCTCGTTCCGACCGTTGCGCCCACCTATGTCGCATGGGGTCACTACGGCGACATCGAGAAGATCATCAAGACGAAGCTCTTCGCGCCTATCTTCATCACGGGCATGTCGGGCAACGGCAAGACCACGATGGTCGAGCAGATTTGTGCGAAGCTCAACCGTGAGTGCTACCGCGTCAACATCACCGAGATGACTGACGAGGACGATCTCCTCGGCGGTTTCCGTCTCATCGACGGCAACACCGTGTGGCAGGATGGTCCTGTTGTCAACTCCATGCTCAACGGCGGTGTGCTTCTTCTTGATGAGGTCGACCTCGGCACCGAGAAGATCATGTGCCTTCAGTCTGTCCTTGAGGGCAAGGGCGTGTATCTCAAGAAGGTCAATCGCTGGATCACTCCGGCTGTTGGCTTCACGGTCGTTGCGACTGCCAACACCAAGGGCAAGGGTTCCGATGATGGTCGATTCGTCGGTACTCGCGTGATGAACGAGGCGTTCCTCGACCGTTTTGATTACACCTTTGAGCAGGAGTATGCTCCTCGCACGACCGAGAAGAAGATCATCACCAAGGCGATGCACAAGTTCGGTGCGGTCGATGACATCTTTGCCGATGCTCTGACGAAGTGGGCAGAGTCGGGTCGTGCAACTTTCCGCGAGGGTGGCATTGACGAGATCATTTCCACTCGTCGTCTCATCAACATCTGCAAGGCTTTTGCCGTGTTCGGTGACAAGACCAAGGCGGTCAAGATGTGCCTCACCAGGTTCGATGAGACGACGCAGAAGGCGTTCCTCGACTCCTTCGGCAAGTTCATGGCAGAGCCCGTTGCGACTCCCACCACCTCGGACACCGCTCCGAGCTCGGCCGACGGTGCCGACACGGAACCGTGCCCTTGGTGATGCCTTTAGGCACACTGACGCCTTTCTCGACCCGCCTGAATGAAAATTCATGCGGGTTTTTTCTTATACACTATTGACTATCATCATTTGTTTGATATAATGTTGACATCGAAAGGAAAACAAATGACTAGCACACTCACCCCTACTCCCGTTTCCCCGACCATCTCGCCTTCTATTATGCAACTCATCGAATCAGACCTGAGTTCAGGCAATCGCGTCACCGTGAAGGATCTTGCATCCAAGCACGGATACAAGGTCGCCGCGATGAGGCAGGCACTCGTGGCCATCTACGGCAATCGAATTCAATTCAAGCGTGGTCGGACTGGCGGCATTATGCTGGTGGCATGATGGTGGCATGATCTTTCGCATTGCCAAAGCGGACCTTTAACCCGCCAATTGGCATCAAGTTGGCATTGCCTAACGGCAGTGCCAAACTTTTCCAAAAATATTTCTGGATTGTCCTTGCGTCATTTTGACTCTTCTGGTACATTGGTAACATGATGAGCACTCTGCCTAATCCCATCAACATCATCGGTGGTCTTTCTAGTATCATGGCGATTTCAAAGGTCAGGACTCCTTTCCCGGATATCTCAAAGGAGGTCCGTGACCTGGTGTATGAGATTCCGATGAATCTCTACATCAACTGCCCGTACAAAGCTTCATCCTCGTATTACTGGCGGCAGGCGCTCGCGCAGCTCGGTGCGAAGTTCAACGAAGCGACTGCGACTTGGGATCTCATCCTTGATCCGAACACCAATGATCCGGTTCTACTTGCTGATGTCATGCGTACCCTGTCGGAAAAGGGAGTGGTGAAGCAAGTCCTTCCTTGCACCACCAAGACGAGGTTTTCTGATTTTCACTACGATCCATCGGCGTGGTTCGGAATGGGTAAGGTTCTTCTCCGCACTTCCTATGCAGAGAAGGATGAACTCAAGGCGGCCATTCCGAGTGTAGTGTGGAACGATCTCACCAAGAGCTGGTCCGTCAACATTGATGTTGCAACAGCGACTCGCGGCACCAATCGAGACATCATCGACCAGCGTGGGTGGTTCGATGGAGCGACTACTGTGATAAACGATCCCTCGGCTCTTCCGTGTCATGTGATGCCGCATTCGCAGGTCCAGAAGGCAGTTTCGTTTCATGGACTCTTTCACGCAGGTTACGGTTCTAGCGTGGTCATGTCTGTGCATCCGACCATGATCAGCAGTACGCAGAAGGTGATCTACATCTCTTACCTTCGTAACGCGAACAACGGTCAAGCCGAACTCATTCAGTTCACGGGGGATCGCGGCCGCAAGATTTGGAATGGTCTTATCCGGTGCGGATTCGTGTCGGACCCCGATAGGACTTTCGTTCATGTGTCGGCACATAAGGGGGCACTTTCTAAGTATCACCACGAACCCAACAACACCAAGGCATCATGAGCAGAATCTCTTTCACAACATCTCATCTTCCGAAAGTCATGGATGGCAGTCTTTGGAGAGCTCAGGGGTCATTCACCTTTGAGAATGGTTGGACGATTTCGATGGTGTATGGCAGTGCTCTCTACTGTTCCTGCACTAACTCTAAACACCCACTTGACTCATGTGAGGATGTAGAGGTTGCCATCATAGACCCCAAAGGCAACTTCCACCCATTCCTCGCTGACGAGGTACGGGGTTATACGAACGCAAACGATCTGGCAAAGATCATCACCTGGGTTTCAGAACAAAAGGCGGACTGATATGGACAGTTACATGAACAACGACGAAGACCCGATCAACAAGTTCCTCAACAACATCGAAGAGGATATGGCGAACTATCTCTCCATGCGCCTCTCTCTTCTTATCGCAGAGGAGAAGCTCGAGAAGCTCATTCATGATGATCTCGCAGAGGTCCTCACGGATACCAACGGCAACTTCACCTATCGCATCACTCAGAAGGGACGCGATATGTTCGTGAATGTCTACGGGTACGCTCCCTGCGCAGACGACATCACTTTCCTTCAGTTCGCTCAGCTCAATTCCAATCCCAACGCCTAACCATAGGACGCATATGCCTCGTGATTTTGACAACGACGACGATTTCTACCCGCACACTCATCGGGAGATCGACATTGATGACGACGAGTTCAATGATGATGACCTCGACATCTTCGATGACGATGACAACACCGATGAGCTCTTCGATGAAGACGGCGATGTGAGTGACCGCGGATATGCGGTGCTCGCCGAGATGGATCGCAATGGCCTTTTCCTGTGAGTTACACCATGACCACTACCATTCTTCGCATCAATCAGCAGCAGTTCTGCCATTGGATTGACTCCGAACTCACGCCAACTCAGAAGGAGATGTACATTCTCCAGCCCCACTTCAGTCGAGCATTCCTGCGCAGTGTTGCCATCAAGAATGGCATGGCGTGGGCGCCTGCCTGGATCGTCAAGGACAAGTCTCGCGTTACAACTCGTGGCATCTATTCCGTTCCCGAATACTCGGCGTATGCTTCTCAATTCGTTGCATGCACCGCGACCGCTACCCTGAACGGCAATAGCACCACTTAATCAGACCGGGGGCGGGGAATTGGCCCCGCCCCCTCACACAAAGGAACAACATGAAAGACAACAGCATCGAAGTGTTCATCAACGAAGAGTACGGATACCGCTATTGGAAGTGGATTCCGAACATGACCGAGCAAGAGTTTGTTGGGTGGTTCAAGGACCTCACCGACTCGGACATCATCAAGTTCTACTTCAACATCGAGTCCCTTCCGGGCAAGATCGTGCCGTGGAATGGAAAGAACCTCCATGAAGGCACTGCCACTCAGCGCGTTTACAATGATCCAAGGTCGTTTCGTCCCTACTACTACATGCATATGCATGATGTGACGGACACCATGATCAGCATTGGCGATGAGGTCTATCGTCGGCGGCCGTCGATGAAGTACGACTGGAAGGCACACTGGATCGACTACCAGATCGAACAGAACCGCGAATTCGGCGGAACCAGTTCCTATTGACAATCTCCTCGGTGCAAAACGCTCTAGTGTAAAAACTAGAGCGTTTTTATAAAAAGGCATCACTATCATCGGGGATTCCCGAGAGATTTACCGTAAGTCCTTATGCCACAACGACTTACAAAGCTTGACACGAATACCCCGGCTGGTACAATGTTCTCACTATGGCAGCAAATGCTTACCCTCGTTTCCACGCTTCCCGCACCTACACGCACCCGGTGCTCGGTCGAGTCAAGGTCCTTGACTTTACCAACAAGAATCGGCAGAATCTGCCGGACGGGTCGGGAGCGCAGACTGACTTCTACCGCAACAATGCGCAGATCAACAATCCGAAGCAGTTCGGTATCAAGCTCTTCTCGACCAGCATCGAGGCGCTTGCCGCGTATCAGCGTCAGCGCCTCGCAGCGCGCAAGCGCCTTGCTCCCCCGGTTGGTAGCATCATTCAATGGAAGATCGGCCGCTGGTCGCGGTGGGGATACGAGACTTGCATCGCTGATACGAGCGGCAACGCTTCGACCGTCGCTCTCATCAAGGCGAACAAGCGCGTCAAGGCGATCTACAACGCATGGGCAAATTGGGCTGCGGTTGATCCGAAGGATTACGCGGGTAACATCTCGCGCTTTCAGAAGGATACCGACCCTGATCTGATCTATGTCCGCGACGAGCTGGGCAACTGCGCGATCAAGGACTACAATCCCGTTCTGCGTGATGGTCGTGATCTTCTCACGGACGGTCGGGTTCGTTTCGACCCACGCAACAACCGCTATGTCATCAAGTGGGACATCTCTTGGTACTCGCTCGATGATCGGCACTCTACTCTGCTGCATCGTCTCAAGGATGTCGACCTCACCGGGACGCAGTACGACAATCTGTGGGATCTGCACGACGACGGCTGCAACTCGTTTGCTCCCGATCCTCGACTCTTCCTCGGAAGCAAGTGGGATTCGACTGATGAGGCATCACTCGGAGGTGATCTTCACGGTGGTAACATCGCACTCTGGCGCGGACGGCCGGTGTGCATCGACTTCGGGTTTCATTGCGTCCGTAGCACCGCGACCGATTGGGACAACCTTGCATGAGTAACTTTCACGGCAACATCGACCTGGAACGCATGGCAAACGATGCCATGCAGAACGACTTTCCCGACCACTTCTCATCACGCGAGGAGTGGGAGGCATACAACGAAGAGCAAGACCGGCGTGATCGCAACAAGGATGCCTACGGCATCAAGGACATCTGAACATGAGCAACAGCAAGAACAACGGCAAGAACTTCGTCACGGTCGTCGTCCTCAATGACGGCGAAACCTTCACCGACATCAGCGGATGCAGCATCTGCATCGTGCCGCTTGAGCAGTACGAAGAGGCTATTCGCAACGGCGGCGATGCCCGTGACTTCAAGCCGGTCGTGGAGATCTCCCTCGACAACATGACTCCGCCGATGGATTACGAAGACCACATCGCTTTCGAGAACAACAACGAGGACATCTGAACATGAGCAACGACATGAACAACATCAACGACAACAACTCTCCGTGCGTGACGACCGAAGACAAGGCATCTCTTGATGCGGCACTCGATGCCGTCATCATCGAACGCGATGAGCTGCTCAAGGAGGTCAAAGACTTGACCGAGCGCCATGCCCACATGAGCAACATCGCCCTCGGCGCACGCGCCGATGTTCACCAAACCCGCCGCGATCTAGACAAGGCGTTCAAGGAGGCCGATCAATTCAAGGCGAAGGCCGAAGAGTGGCGTGAGATTGCAAAGGCGCAGTCTCGCCGTGCCACCTGCGAGATCGACCAGCTTCGTGCGCGTAATCGGGCGCTTGAGATCGCTGTTGTGCAGCTGACGCTCAAGCTCTCTGCGCATGAGCACATTCGGGATCAGGAAGAGAAGATTCGGGACATCGAAGCGGCTGGTGCGGATGTCGGCAACGACGATTGGCATGAGGACGCCACGCCCTTCTAAATACAACAGCACAACCCAGTCAGACGCGAGAACCCCTGTGGAAACACGGGGGTTTCTTTGTTTCTATGGCTCATTGGCAGTCACACGAATGAACCCGTCACAGCACACTCATTTGTGTGACATGGGGCCCCCGGTGTGGGTGTCGCTAGCGCAAAATATTCCCAGCTCGGCAAAGCCCTCAGAAGTCGGCAAAGAAATCTCAAGGATACCCCCCCCCGCCCCAAGG